TACGCACGACCGCGACACCGCGAATCGCAGTATTTCTTACGAGTCGTCCCTTTGATTATTTTCTTGCACGTCCCACATTTCACAGCGAGATGCTACGCCGCCTAATGTGCGAACGCAAACGGAACGGGAAAAGAACGGCGACGGAACCTGCGCTTTCGGGGGAGAAATGGCAGGCCCGCCGCCGCGAGGAAGCTACTTCGCTACAGGCGTGGAAATCGATCCGCCGAGAGTCTTCACGTCGGCTTCTGCCGGGTCAACGCTCTGCGTGAACGTCATCGTCACGGGGTCAGCCGCCGTGCCGTCAGGATTCGTGTAGGTGCCGGTGATGACTTCGACGCCAGCCTGTCCGGTGACGCCAATAATGTCCACGCCGCCGCTGCCGTCTGTCGCGGGCGTGAGAGTAACGGCGGTCCCTGGCGCTGCGACGTAAACCGGCGCGGTCCCTGTCGGGAATGCTTCCGCCACGCCCTGCGCGTTGGTCGGCGAAGGTGTGTAGGTCGCCTTCTGGTCATCGAACATATTCTGCGAGAGAGATGTCGCCGCTCCGAGTTTGCCGATTGCCATGTCAGTTCTCCTTCATTTCTTTATGGGCGGAGAAATCGATCCGCCAAGGTTTGTGATGTCGTCGCCCGGAGCGGGCGTGAGAAGCTGGATGATTTGGTCGAGCTTTCCATTGCCGTCTTTGATGGCCGCGAGAATCTTCTCAAATAGCTTCGTATTTTCAGAATCGCGGTCCATGACCACTGACGATACCCCGACGCGCGCCCAATATCAAATTAAGGGTCGATTAATCGCGTTCTTTCCGGTACGAGCGGGTGCTGGCGGCACTTCTTAACGACAACATCGATGTCGCCCGCAACCCCCAACTGCTCGAATCGATCACACCCCCGACGCAATCGGTCGCGATGAGCCTCCAACTCGTCCAAATGGTCCTCGCCGATGACGAACTTCCGCTCGGGCGGCTGCTTGAGTTCTCGCTTCATTTTTTCTCAAGAATGGCCGACTTCGCGGTCGAGCCGCTGCTGCTGCCGAACAGATACCCGTACACCGTCCCCACGTCTCGCGCCTTGTAGCCGATAATCGTCCCGATGGCCCCCGTCGCGAACGGCAGCACGTCCTTACTCACCGCCGATGACTGGAAGAAGAGCAGGTAGAGTATGAACATCGCCAGCAGGAAGTCAGTGATAATAGCTTCTTGAGCAATCCACTTGCGAATGTTGTCGTCGGCGATGACGGCGGGTGGCGGCGCTTGACCAGGTGGACCGGTGACGACTTCGGTACGCTCCGTCTTGGTCGTGGTCTGTGCGGTGGATGGCGGTAAGTTGACGGCATCGTCTTTCTTGAGTTCGACGGGGCCGATCACCTTTACCGGATCGGGATTCTCTTCGGTCGCCATCAGCGCACGCCCATCCACAACTCCGGCAGTATCCCGCCGTGTCCACCGCCCATGAAGCAAATCAGGAAGTTGAGCAGCAGGATTAGCCCGATGAGCAGATAAACCAGCGACACGATGGGAGTCCCCGGCGTCCCCGGCCACAGTCCCGGAAAGCCCGGAATGAACATGCCCAAGATGTAGCCGAGCAGCCACAGGGTGAATAGCGCGATGATGGCGTAGAAAACCAAATTCACAAGGCAGGTTAGTAACAGCATTTGCGTTCTCCTATTTCTTCTCCGTGACCTCAATTTTCACAGGCGCTTCCAACGTGATGGAGTCACCCGATTTCGCCGCTTGGACTGGCTCGTCGATCACTTTCAGTGCCGCCGTCATCGACGAGGCTTCGTGCCGTTCGCGTTCCTGCGCTATTCCCTCGGCTTTTCCTTCCGCGCTCGCGGCGCGTTCTGTACTCGCGATTGTCTCGTCCTTCGATGCGATCAACTTGGTCAGCCCGCTATTGACTAACGTGTGAACCTCTTTGACATCACCGCGCGTGGCTTCTCCTTCGTTCTTGACGGTCCCGCGTGTAGCTCGTCCCGAGCACCACACCATTATCGTGTTGAGAATCAAGAGCGCTGCCGTGAGAAGGCCATACAGATTGCCTGAAGGTACCACGTCTCATCCCTCTCTTTCCTGAGGAAACATCCAAACGATCACCAAGACGATAGCTATCACGACCACGATCCCCGCGTCGATGTTCATACTATCGGGTACACCCCAGTCCATAGCATGTTGGCGCAGCGCGTGGCCCGTGCCGGAGCTTCACCCGCCCACTTCGATAGCAACACGGCATCGCGCGCCGCCTTCCAATCCTGAGCCTGTAGCGCCGCTATCATATCGGAGAAGTCGCGCACCCCCTGCGCACCCATCGCATGAGCCATACTGACGATTGCCGCCCGCCTCACGGTGTCTAGTGCCGTGAACCAAGGATCGGGAAATGCCGTGTACCACTTCGCGATGTCGTTAGTGAGTAACTGGGTGCTCTCGGCTTGCGTGATGCCGGAGACGTTCAGCGCGCGGCCCACGCCGATGGTTGGGTTACCGTAGACACGGGAGCCTTTCGTGATGGGTTTACCATTGAAATCGTCGTAGACGAACAACTTTTCGCCTTCCTCGAACCGGAGTAGCGACGTGATGTCAGTAATCAGTTGCACGGTATCATGGTCTTGTTGGCGGCGTGATAGCACCATTTCTGATGATTCGTGAGCGTACCGACGAAGGGGACGCCCTTCATGCCGTTAACCGTCAGCTTGCCACATTTTGTATGGTTGAACTGATTGCAGGTCGTGGTATTGCGAACGTTGCTGACATCCCCAGTGAACGGCGTCCATTGCGTTGTCGATCCGGTATTCAGGCAATAATCGCCCGGAACGCCCGGATGCACGTCACAGGGACCGGGTGTCGCTGTGCTAGTCGGCGTCGCGGTGGCAGTGGCTGTAGGCGTGGCTGTACTTGTGGCCGTCGCTGTTGCCGTTGCAGTCGAAGTGGCGGTGGCCGTAGCGGTAGGTGTCGCTGATATCGTCGGTGTTGCTGATACTGTCGGCGTCGCAGTGACCGATGGGGTCGGTGTAGCACTAACGGTGGGCGTCGCGCTGACAGTAGGGGTCGCCGTTGCGGTGGCTGTAGCGGTAGCCGTGGCGGTTCCTGTCGCGGTAGCGGTGGCCGTGGCTGTTGCCGTCGCTGTCGGAGTCGCTCCACTCGCTGGGGCGAACGCTACGACCTGATATGGTTGCAGTGTAAAAGGACAGGTATTGCCCACACATGAGGTAAAAGTACACGATCCAGTGCGAACGTCGCTTGAGTTCTCTGCATTATCGGTGATTCCGTTGGTATTTATTGTCGCCGTACAACTGCCGGGTGCCGTGCCCGTACCGGGGAACACAATCGCCATCGGAATCGCGCTATTGTTACTGTTGGTCAGGACCGCAGACCAAAGCCCAGTCGCACTACCGTTCGAGTTATAGGCACTACCGTAAACGCCACTAGGTAAATTCGACAAGGGATAATAATTTCCCTGAATTCCCGCATTAACGACTTCTTTCCCGACGCCGACCGACCGTAAATGAGGAGTCGCTGGGCCAAAGTCAAAATCCAAATCGTGCGTCTCTCCCCAAATAGGGGCGGAATTGCCTCCCTGCCCGAACTCTATCTGCGAAAACTGATACTCGTTCTGAATCGGTGTCTTGCCTAGTTGCTGACCCAGCAGCCAATTAGCCGCCATCCACGCCGCCGATGGATAACCGGCCTCAGAGAGATAGAACTGCTCTGTGTTGGCCCCGCCGCCTACGGCATTCGGACCTTCTTCGTAGAACGTGAGAAAGTTATTCGATTGGAGCGGTGCGTAATCGTCAGCTACCAGACAACCAGAGGGCGGCATGTAGGCTTCCACGCCGGAAGTCCCGAATTGCAGCGCCGCATACGCAGCCGCTTGGGCAGTAAGATTACCGCTCTCACTCGGCAGCGATCCACTAGCCGGTACGTAAGGCGCGCTCTCGAAGCCGTACTGGCTCGTGTTGGGAATGCTCCCGAAGTTGTTCGCATAGGCGGCTTGAATGTAGGCGAACGGACCCGCACACGCCTGATTGTTCATGATGTAGTGAATGCGGCTCGCAAGACTCGGGCAGTGGCTAGTCGCTTCCGTACTCATAATGCTGAAGTTTCGGGCAGCGTTGGTTGCGTAGTTGGCCGACCAGCCGGATGCGCCAAATGAGATACGCCCTTGATGATTGTTCCAATCCTCGTTGCTCTGCGCGACCCAAGTCGCCGGGAAATTATAGGTGGTTAGAGCCGAACACATATTGTCGATGAACGTCTTGAGGTCGGCGTCACTCATCACGTTGCCGATGGTCATGTAGGGTTCGGCCCCGACAGCATTGTCGAGAGCGTATGCGTCCTGTCCTGCGAATACCCAGACACCGCCGCCAGTAGTATTGAACGCCGTCCCGTGGAGCATGTCGCAGGTGCCGGTAGTCGTCGGGCTGGAGCCTATTACGCACCCGCTCGGCCCCTCGTAGCCTCTGTCATTCGTCGCAAGCTGATCGTAGGCGGCGTAGCGCGTGGAACCCGGATTGATCGCCTGCATGGTCGAAATCATCTCGGTACGGAATCCCGTGGCCGACGAAGCTGCTCTGCCCAAATAAGCATCGTCAATATAGATGGTCGCGCCGGTTTCTGCCGAGTTATTGGTCGTGGAGAATGTATAGAGCAGGGAGTTTTGGTTCACTACGTCGTTGCCGGTGAACGAGTAGGTATATTGATGCCATGCGCCATCATTGGTGAGAGTCCATATGTGACTGACGTTCACGCCGCCGCCAGCGGTCCGATAAAGCTGAAACGATACCTGCGGCGTGCCGGTCGATGTATTCGCACCTTTGGCCCAGAACGAAGTCTCGAAACTTCCTACAATCGGATGCCAAGGTCCAGCTTGCGGAGCAGTCAAACACACTGTCGCGCAATCCGTTGCCTGATTCGCTACGGTACAAGGCGTTACATTATCGTCTGCGCATACGCCGCCGGTAGTAGTGGACAAATCCCAGCCGTAATCGAAGGTGTGAGCGGAACCGTCCGCGACATCGCAGGCTACGGACCCTTGTCCCTCGTACTTGTCTGCGGTGGAGAGCAGGCAATGCCCGTCGTGGACGCCGCCCCAGCCACCAATGACGTTGGTGTCCATGTTCCCAGCCACGTTGACGCTCGTCAGTACCTCCGCTACCCAGTTACCAGAACTTAGCGTCGGACAACTCGGAGAGCACGAGCCGAAGGTATAGGAACCGCCCGCCGTATAGCCTGTAATCGTGAATGTGGTACCTGCCGCCGCGCCCACCCTGACCGATGCTTGAGCACCGACCCAGTACCCCGTCGCTTCGCCCTGATCCAAGGTGTCGGTAAAGGTGCTGCTCGTGCCTCCGCTGCCTACCTGCATCAAATGCCCGTCCGTGCTCGGCTCCAGACCGGGATTGTCGAACAGGTTTTGCATATAATTGCCACCGCAGCAGCCCTGAAAATCCTGACTGCCAAGATTCGTACCGATCCGATTGGAACCGCCCACGAGAGAAGTCGGCACAGAGGTAGCCACGGCGGTAGGCGTCGGCGTAGGAGTAGCGAAGGCTAATGAAGGTAACAGAATGGCGAGAATGGCAATTAAGGTGCGCACGGGATCATCGTGTTGGACGATGCCTGATAGCACCAGGTCTGCCCGTCAGCCAATGTCCCGTTTAGCGGCACGCCGTTTATCCCCTGAACCGTCAGCTTTCCGCAGGCAGTCGTGTTCGTCGGAGAACATTGCGGCACGTTGCGAGTATTCACCACATCTCCGGTGAACTGCTGCCAATAGGTCGCCGCACCCGTGTTGATGCAGAAGTCTCCACCCGCCCCCGGCTGATACTGGTCGCAAGTGCCAACGATAGTCGTGCTCTGCGCCCAACCTAACGCGGGCGTGAGGCATAGAAGTAGCGCAATGACGAATTTAGTAGCCACGCAGTATCCAATTGCTCACTGCGTCCCGGTTCGGATCCCAGTCAAGGGGGTATCTATTCGATGTCATGCCCTTGAGCAGAAACTTGATGTCTTCGATGCCCCTATCGTTCCTGATGGCCTTCGGTATCTTGGCCTCGAATGCCGTCCGCTCCTGATTGCTAACGTTTCGCCAGTACGCGGCTTCTTCGAGGTTGCCCGCGCGGACGGCCTTTCCTGAGCGATTAGAGGCGATCTGAGCCATCGCACCAGACCGGATGGTGTCTGGGTCTATCGTCGGCGGCAGGAAGTCTTCCCACTGCAAAATCTTCGGTGTTGCGTAGTAGGTATAATGCACCGTGACTGAGTTGGTTGGAGGAGGATAAATCTCCACTTGCTTAGGTACGCCGGTCTGGTCGAGATTCGAGTTCATCTCGGCCACGAATTGCGGATACGTCGAGACGAGAAACCGGCTCGGCACCATCATGTTCAACTGGTCTTCGCTGACCACTTGCAGGGGCCGGAATACGAAGTCACAACCAAATACGCCTAATTGCCGTGCATCGGGCGCGAGCGCATAGAATCGAGGGAGAATATAAAAAGTCACGCCCGCCTGCTGTACGGGCGGAGGCGGAGGAGGCGACGTAATCAGATACGAATTGTCGAAGGCAAACGGCGTTGTTAGGACGACGGTTCCAACGCCTGTCGAGGGGTCCACGTAAGCGCGCGAAATCTGATACCACGTAATGCCGATCTGAGGCCGGAAGAACAGCCCCTCAAACCCATCCGGCCACTGTAGAAACTGATTCGCCTCGCATGCGGCCAGCGCCGTAGCGTCCAGCGTTATCGTCGGAGAATCGAAAGTGATCGTGCAGGTGCCCGTCTGGATGGGCGCGGGCATGTACAGGGTGCCTAGCTTGCGGAGATGGCGAAACTTGGCCCGCGAACATAATTCCGCATACGCTTGGCCGCAAAACTGGGCACTCAATTCGTACCCAGAATCTAGGCCAAGTTGCGCTACGGCCTGCCGCGCAACGTCACTTATCTGAACCGCCATAAAATCGTCCCGACCCTTCCAATCCATGCGCTTTGCGGTAGCGTTCTCGATGACACGTTCTGCACTTCCGGTCTCCTAGCGGAGTGATATATAAATTCTTCCCTTCATACGCATGACCTTGCGGGCAATGGGTCGCTCGCGCAGCCTTCGCCGATGGCGCACTACCCCTTAAAATATTGAATCGGTGAGTAACGGGACGCAGATGGTCGGCATTGACGCATGACCGGACCTCGCAAATATGGTCAAGCACCAACCCTTCTGGTACCTCACCCTTGAACAATTTGTACGAGATTTGATGCGCGCCGAAGAGACGGCGCTTTGCGGTTCTCGGCCCTAATCCAAACTGTCCATAGCCGCCCGTGCCGCGACTCGCAGTCCATAGCCAACATCCCGACATTGGCTCGAACTGCACCTTATCCAAAAAGCGGTCAATGGTTTCCACATCGCGACTATATCAGTTGTCGGGACCGTAGGTTAGAACGCCCATCGTATTTGTCGTGGTCTGCATCCCGCCTTGGGCGATCCCACTTCCGCCGACGCCAATGTTGCCCTGATATATCCATATAGGTCCATATGGCGAACCCCACGGCTGAGGCCAATAGGGAACCAGCGCAAAATTCGACCGACCGCAATGAGGGCAATATCCACAATGAGGGCAGCGTTCCATATCGACCTCCTTCTACTTCTTTTTCTTCTTCTTAGTAGGGATAAGCTTGTTGGTGGAATACGCCGCTTTGGTCTTCTTCCCGAAGGGACTGCCGGTGTCCTTGCCGCCGCTCATGTTGCCCATCGAGATTTTCTTCTTCATCTTGGCGTACTTTTTCATATGCCCTTCTTGCCAGCGCCCGTGTCCTTGTTCTTGGTGTCCATCCCGCCGTATCCCTTCTTCGGGATGCGGGCGTGCGGCGGATCGGTTTCCTCGCGGTCCCGCTCGCGATTCTTGCGGGCGACGAAATCCTTCTGCGCTCTAGTTTCCTGAGCCATTATTTATAGACCAGCATATTCGCCGTTCCGTTGACGGCGCACGAACTCAGCAAGACGCCGATTTGCTCATCCACGGTGCCCGCGACGTAGGGGCCTACCATTCCGTTAACGAGCGTGCTGGTCATAACGACCTGCCCCGGACTCATGGCCCTATCGCATACGACTTGCGCAACACCGTCCATCAGAACCATCGCGGTCTGTGCCGCCGCAGGATTACAGCCGAACTTGGCTCCTGGTTGCGTGCTTCCGGCCACGGCTCCGACACAGCCGACTACCACGCCAATCGGGTTTGTGGCTCCGCTGGCCGCGACGACAACCGAATTATTATTCGACGCATCGGGTATGACGACCTGCCCATAGAGCAGGGCCGCAGTCGCCTTCAGTTGCACCATGTAGCCGCCAAGCAGTCCATTGGACTTCGTGACGGTTGCCAAGTATCCGAAATGAGTCACGCCTGAGAACGTCGTACCCGTAGGCGAGGGCGTCGAAGCGGGCGTAGCCGTTACCGCCGTGGCGGTGGCAGTCGCTGTGGCCGTCGCGGTCTGCGCAAAGGATAACGCGGGCGTGAGGCACAGCAAGCCTAGTGCAACGAGAACGTATTTAAGACTTCGCATTAGACTCACTCGGTTCCCGTAGTCGGCGCTGCCACAGGCTGTGCCGCTGCCTTCGCTGCTACTGCCGCCTGATCCGCCACTACCTTCGCTGTCGCAGCCTTCGCAGCCGCTTCCTTTGCCGCCACAGCCGCCTTGTCTGCCGCATCTTTGGCTGTCTTGGCGGCAAGCGCCTTAGCCTGCCCCTTGACCGTATATACGTCGCTCTCGTGGCGAAGCTCGAAGCCCTTGGCCTTCAGAATCTCTCCGACCTGCTCCATTAATCCGGCAGGATGGGCAACAGCTTTGTCCTGAATGACGTTTCCGGCCATCAACGAGTTCGCTACTTCTTCTGCTGTGATCATACTTGCCTCTCTAGATACTCTGCTGCCGCCCTCAACGTCGCGGGATTTTCTTTAAAATGACCGATGGCCAAATTGCATCGGTAGCACAGAACGCCGCGAAACTTCATCGTCGCATGGTTGTGGTCTATCGACATGCGCGCATGACCTCGATTGCTCTCGTCGGTTCGCATAGCGCCGCAGATTTCACACGGCCCATGTTGTAGGCGAGGCCAGATTGCCGCAAGTTCTTCCCGACTGAGAATTGCACGGTACTTGCCGCGTGCCCAATTCTGTAACTCTCGTTCTCGATTCTCAGCGTACCGTTTGCGCTTGCGCTCGTTATCCCACTCCCGATGTGTTTTGAACCACTCAGAAGTTTTAGCATTATGCCGTTCTTTCGTGCGGAGATATTTTTCCCGACTTCTTTCACGCTCACTTTCAAGATGCGCAGCGCGCCATTTGCGGAGCCGTTCTCGTTCTTGCTCCAGAAGGATCGGATCGTTCTTAATCCGTTCCCAATCTCTCTTGTGATACTCACGCTGCTTCGCTTTTGTCTCGTCGTATGTTTGTGTCATGCCACCCATTATAACTGTGGGCGACTGCCTAAGTCAAATACTCCTTTAAAATCCCACGCTACTCCCGTAGACCCCGCGCCAGTCGCCCACACGAGTTGCGAAACGCTGATAGACGGTGTGATCCGAGGCTTCGATGAACGGATCGTCAAAGGTCCGAGAACGAGGCCGGTCGCGCCACATGAACTCCAAATCCACCTCCTCAATCGGTGCCATCAGCACCCAGTCCTGAGTACGTGTCAGGAATCGGCTGACGCCCCACTGCAAGCCATCAGCCAATAGCGCGTTGGTATCGTTGTCGGCGGTGCCAGTCTTGCCGCTCGACCCCAGCAGTTCCCTCGCGAGATAGCGGTTGCTTTGCTGAATGAGTAGGCGAGTCGCGCTGACCGAAATCGGCAGGCTGTTTTCGTCGTTTAGACCATCGAAGTTGATCTGTCCAGCTTGAATACCCAACTGCGAGAGCGTCACGTCCGGTGAAGGCCGGTTGGCCTGAGTGCTGTTGTCGAGGTCAACGTGCGCGGTATTGAACAGCGTGGCGTTGTCGTAGCCGGTGTTCGTGCCGAAGCCGTTGTTGATCATCGAGAACGCCTGAACTTCCTGTCTGGTGCGGTTGTTTCGCGCCATCGAAGTCCACATCTCGCCCATCACGCCGTACTTGTCGTCACGCCACATTTCCCAAGTCACCGAGAACAGAAATCCGTAGGGAGTGGCAGTGACCTGAAAGCTGGACCCCATAGTCGGCAGCACCGGCACGAACTGCTGGCCTTCCGGCTTCACCGGCTCGGCGGGCGCACCCGAAATCTTGTCGGAGATATACGGGTTGGTATCCATGTCCATCGACTTGAACCACGTCGGCCACAGTCGCGGATATTCCTTGCCCACGTTCACAAGAAACGTCTGGTACTGCGTGCTGAGTAAAGCCGAGAAAGCACTGGTTACTGCTGGCATTGACTATCTCCTTAGATGAGCAGCGTTTGTGCTCGCAGAATCTGCACGCGCACACGACCGTTGACAGTTGCTGCGGGGTCGATGAGACCGATTATGATAAAACTCGCGGTGCCGGTGGTGCAGAGATACCAGAGGCCCGACGCTGCGTCCTTCTGAAGTCCGATGCCGCCCCATACCGCTGTCTGGGCGACGGAGCCGGTGCCCGGCGCGTTGGTGGCGACCAGAGTGCCATCCACGGTTCCGGCAAACGACAGTGACGATACGCAAGGCACGAACGGCACATCGGTTGCCGTGACGCCGGTTGCGGGCGCCAGTGCGAAGCCGACGATCAAACCAGCGTAGCCGGTGGTGCCTGTGGTAGCTTCAGCCAGCGAACCGCTTGAATTGACCAGCGGCGCTCCGACTTTCCATGTCTGACTGGCGGCTTCCTGTCCGTGCAAGATGGCGTCCTGCCAATTTGCAAAGCCTATATCCGGCGCGATGGGTTGGATTTTTGCCGCCATTACTATCTCCCTGCTTGGGTTTCAAAACCCGGCTTTAAAGTGCTCCCGTCAGGGCCGCGCATGGAGCCGCGTCGAATGTCCCCTTCGGTAAATTTCGTCTGTACTTGCCCCGGCCTCGGCGCTCGATATGTCTCGACACGTCCCGCTCCCTGCGCGATGCGGCCCAAGAGCGGGTCTTGAGATGCGAAGTCACCAGCCGCCGCGTGCATGGTGCCGACGCCCCTACTCTCCGCGTATCGGACAGTCTGCTCTTCGATGGAACCTTGACGCCGCGCCTTCTCAGCGTTACGGCGCTGCATGGCCTGATAGTCTTCTTCGCGAATGCGCCACAGAAACGTATCCATGACCCCGCGAAGCGTGCCGCCGTTGGCGTGGTCGTTACCCTTGAAACGCTCGTCTTCTGGCATACCGCCCTGAACTGGCTCGTAGCCGTTCTGCTCGGCCAGAGTCTTCATCTGCCGGATATTGGTGCGGGCGTTGTGGCTGTAGCCTTCAGGACAGGTGATGCGCGCATAGCGATAACCAGGTTGTGCGTTCTGCACCGCCTCGTCTTCTACCTGCTCGATGCGGTATTGAGCCTCACGGTCGCGTTCTGCGAGCTTTGACGGATCGATGGCTTCTGTTTCGGTGGCGGCCATCTGCTTCTCGATGCGCTCTTCGTTCGCATCCTTGTTGATGCGACGCTGCTCATCGCGCTCGTGCCCCGCTTCCATGCCCACAGTCGATTTGGCTTGAGCCTTCCGAGCTTCAGCAGCGCGGACTCGACCTGCCAACATTTTCGCTTTATGCTCAGGGGTTAGTTTACCCAATGGCCTTCTCCCTTGGCTTTGTCGGTCCAGACCCAATCGCGGTCGAGGCCCATACCGGACCCGACTTCATCTTCGATAGCCGCAACCTGTTTGCGACGATTCAGGAAGCTCTTGAGGCTCCCGTCGTCCTTGAAGCCTAGCTTGCGCGACATGGTGCGGAGTTCCTCTTCGTCGGTGCGTCCGCCGACCTGACGGGCCTTCTCTCGGAACTCCCGTTTCCAATCGCCGGGAAGCGCCGCCGCCAATGACGTAGGCTCGACTTCCTCGTGCTCTTCGGTTTCGCTGGAATTGTCGGGGAGCAGGGCTTCTTCTTTCTCACGCGCCTGACGCCGACTCTCTTCCAGACGTTCGTTGACGATCTCGTCTATGTGCCGAGATTTCACCATGTCGGTGCAAATCTTGAGGTGCTCGCGGGTGACGATGACGCCGGGATTCGACGCCTTGAACTGCGCCATCTCTGCGTCGATTTCTTTCTTGAAGCGTTTGTAGTCGGGGTCTTGCTCGGCGAGAGATTGAGATAGCGAACTAATCGCAGACCCGCCCTGCGAAGCCAGCGTGCCCAACTCGCGCTGAAGTTCCTGACGGTCGGCAGCACGAACCAAGTTCATCAGCCGCGCATATTCGGCCTTGTTGCCGTCGATCAGCGCACTGGCAAGCTGGTCGTCGGTTGGGCGTTGGATTGTGGAGACGGTTTCGGTGCGGGTCTGAACAACCGGCTTCTCACGATCGTTCATCGCCTCGATGAGAGGCTTGATGCCTGCGGTTACGCCGCGAGCAATGCGATCATCGAGTTCGCGCTGCTTGGCTTCGTCAGCCTCGCGCGTCGCTTTCTGTTCTGGTGTCTCTTCCGGCATGGCCCAACCTGCTTTTGCAAGTCGGGCCTCTTAGCGGGGTTCCGAACGAGTTTATATTATCGCTCTGCCGAAACTTGTATTCCTAAAGTCTCGCGATTGTCAACATGCGGCGCAAAGCATTCATCGGGAATCGCTGGATTCAAACCGACGCGATGCTGATATGCCTTGCCCGACTTGAGGCGATATTTCGATGCCTGACGCTGTGTCGGCGGGATTCCAGCATTCCTGCACGCGGCTATGAAATCTTTATCTGACGCTGCGAAGTCTCGATTGTTCATCCACCGCTCCCTTCTCTCTTGTCCATGTAGGCATCAATTTTCCGAGTCGTCGCAAGCATCGCGCTTCCCCTTGCAGACGATGAATTTCCAAATCGAGAGTCGCGTCGGCCAGCCGTTCCTTTACGCTTTCACGCTCATTCTCGAACCACCGCAATAGCGCTGTGAGAATAGCCGTGTCTTCGGTGCAGGCGCGTATCAGGCGTATGGGCTTATCTTCGTTCATTGCAGCGGCGTCCCGTTAGGAGATGGCTGTGGTGGCATTTGCGGTGCTGGCTGTGGCTGTCCCTGCGGCTGGCCCTGTGTGAGTTGCGCGAATTGCTGATCCATCTGTTCCGCCATCTGCGCTACCGCAGACAAGTCAATTGTCATCGTCCGACCATCGGCTATCTCATCGAAGGTTTCCAGCACCTTGTTCTTGAGCTTTTCGAGTAGCCTATCCGCTTGCTCCGCAGTCTCTTTGGCTCCGGGAAACGGCGGCTGCGCTATGAATTGCGCCAGTTCCTTCTTGCCGTTCCAGTAGAGCGGCATCACCTGCGTCATCAGCATTACCATGTTCTGCCGATCCGCCTCTCTATTCACGGATACGCTCGCCGCCGTGAGTTGCACGTCAAGCGCATCTGTCAATTCGATGTCGGTGCGACGCATGAGCGCGATGATTCTGTCGGCCTTCTCGTCCCCCATGATTTGCTTCAGCGCTTTTACCGTCGCGGCCTTTTCGGGACCGCCTTTCACTTGCTCCTGAATCCGGTAGAGACACTGAATCGCCAACTGCGCCCCGAAGTTGCGCATGTTGTTGAAGGGATGCGTAAATCTACGATTCGCCTGCTGCAACATCGACAACATCGAAATGCCGGGGGTGCGATTCCCGCCGCGCAGCGGAGCCGTAAGCTGATTCGTACCGATACGAGCCGACGACATGCCCGTTACAAGCTGGAATGCTTGAATGCCGGTATTGTTCACCTCGCCCATGTCGATGGCTTTGATTTCTCCGGCGTCGTTATCGAACTTCTTGCCGGGGAAGATTTCAGGGCTTTCGTTCATCACCTCCGCTGGTCCCTGATACATCTTTGTATTGCAGATCATCATGTTCCAGACGTGGTTATTCCAAATCTCGGTCGCCAGCCGTCCATAGGGTGCGTCCATCTCCATGACGCCGATCCCCCACGGCAAATGCGCGCGGTCCTGATAGCACTCAAGAACAAAGGGACGGCAGTTATAGCGATTATACCGGCATTTCAGAATGTTGCCGGAAGTCATGTTCCAGACGACTTCAAGGTCGCGCTGGCCCATCCCGTCGTGGAAATCGAAGTAGATAAACGTGTAGCCGACTTTGACTCGCGTGGAGCCGTCTGGCGTGGATTCCATCACGCCCGCCGCACGCAGTCGGTCCTTGCGGATATTGGATTCTCCATCGGCGGAGGCGGCGTCGTCCATCATCCATTCGCCCGCTTGCGCACGCCACCGAAGTTCATCCTTGTCCATGTACTGAACCATTGTGCAAAACTTCGCACGCTGGATGTCCTTCGTGGCATTGGCAGGCAGGATGAAATGCTCAGGTGCGATAGACATAATCTGCGGGCCAAAATCAATCACGCGGCGAATATCGGTGACGCGTTCGCTCTTTACGAATGGGATGTAGCCAATCATCGTGCCGAGTTGCACACCGTCGATTAGCCCTTCTTTCATGCCCGGTTCGTAGCGCCACGGACCACCATTGGCACTGTTCGCCGTACCCCACTTTACGAGTTCTTGGATGTCCTCTTGCACATCATCAAACTCATCCTTACGGGCCTGAACGGTGAGAATGGGATTGGTCTGAAAGATTAAATCTTCTGCTTGAGAAAGAATCTGATCGGCCTGCGTCGCCCCGCTCGTTATTTCAATAGTAGGCGCATTCTCGAACGGCACCCAGCCGAGCTTTTCAGGAGCCTGTCCCTGATACTGCCGGATGGCGTTCTTCATCGTGTTGTCTACGCCGAAGCGGGAGTTGTAGGCGCGTGTGTGCTCTAGTTGCAGACACTGCTTGAGCATCTGGCGCTGACCGGACTTGAAGACGAATGGCTTACCGGTGCCACCAGGTATCGAGATTTCGCGCATCAGGTTCCGCCAGCCAGTATGCCGACATTCGCCGTTGTTGCGGCAGCTGGATTGTTCACTTCGACCGATTGCGATGGTGTTCCCTGAATGATGCTAGTACCGAGTATCAGAACAAGACCATTCGCATTCATCGGCAAGGGAGTATTCAGATTCAGTTTGAGATTGAGAGCCTGATCCATCGTTAGCAAGAAGACGCCGAGCGACGGCATCGTGATTTGCGGCAATGGATGATACGAGGTGGTGTTATTATCCGCAGGCTGAGAGATGGTGTTCAGGCCCGACAATTCGGCAACAACGTACCGTCGAATTATCGGGAAGTCTGGAAGTGCCACACCATCAACTTCCAAAAGTAAGGTCGCGCGTAGTTCCGGCACGGCGATCCCCTAGAAATGGATGTAGAGCGTCCAGCCCGATGCGAATACCGACACCGTACAGCCGAATGGACCGCCTTCGTCCTTGTTGCGCTTCCATTCCTGCGGAGGCTCGTAATCCGCGCCCGTCGCTAGAAAGTCGGCGAATACGTTGGGACCATTCGGGCTGGGGACATTATCCTCGAGCGTGATTTCCGCGCCTTGAGCCGTAGCGTTGCCAATAGCGACTAGCCTCTTGCACAAGAATGGCGACGTCGCTCCGGCGTATCCCGCTAGCGGCCAAATCTGCGCGGGCAGCGTGAATTGTGTCGGCCCCGGCGTGACACTACCGTTGTAGGTCACTACCCACGGATTTGAACTGAAATCGACGGTGATCCCGACCGCCATTTAGATACCGTGCTTGTCGGCTGGCATTCCGCTCTTTGGATTGGTCTGCATTCCTTTTTCGGAGCCGAATCCCTTCTTCTCGAAGTTCACAGCGCCGGAACCACGCTTACCCGCGTTGCGCGTGCTCGCGATTTCGTCGGCCTTAATGCGCTCCTGCTCCGGTCCCTCATTTCTTCCACGAGACATAATGATTTCTCCGTGTTCGTTAAGAATGTCGTTAGAGAATGGTTTACGCTACCGACCGCACGATGTAAAGTGGCGGCGTGCCGAAGCCGTTAATAGTCGATTCAGGATTATACGTTTCTCTTGCGGCGCGCATGGCGCAGGACCAGCCCGTTGCGTATTTTTCGACGTGGGTAAATGCCTTCCCGCAGAGTCGCGAACTGGCACCCGGAACCGGCCTCAAGAACGTCGAGCGCATAGACGACCCCATCGCGTTTATGCTCGACGGCAAGGCGTCGCACGTCATCGTCCCTGACCTCTACCTCGAAGGATTAGACAGGCTCTCGCGGGCGTTAGACATACCGACTTTCGGCAGCGGCGCTGGCAACGACCTCGAAACCGACCGCTGGAAGCTGAAAGAGTTTCTCTCTGCCAACGACCTCGACGTAATCAACACCGTTCAGGTTCAAGGCATTGAAGCGGCGCGTAAGCTCATCGAGAAAGACCCCGACAAATTCGTCAAGGTCAGCGTGTTCCGTGGCGATTTAGAAACAAGGTCGGGAGAGGATTTCCTTACCGAATATAATTTCTTACGGAACAAGTTAGGGGAACTAGCGGACTCGATTCTGTTTATCATCGAAGACCCGATTGAAGATGCGGTCGAAATCGGCATCGACACATTCGTTCTTCATGGCAAATTCGCGGAGCCGTCGATTCTCGGCATCGAGCGCAAGGATGCTGCCTACTTCGGATGGCTAGCCGAATTGCCAGAACAGTACGCGCCCGCCGTTGGCGCGCTAGGTCGATACTTCGATTCAGTCGATTACAACAATTTCTTTTCCGTCGAGATGCGCCAGAACAAGCACGGAATCTTCGTTACCGATGCCACGTGCCGCGTGCCGTCGCCTCCTGGCGGCGTGATGATGGCGGCATGTCAGAACTTCTCCGATGTCGTGCTGAAAGGCGAAAATCCCGACTATGGCGACGCCCGCTACTTCTGCGAAATAGTCCTGAAATCAGATTGGGTTGCTGATAACTGGCTCAAAGTGACGTTCCCCAAGAAGATGGCGGAGCGGTTTGCCTTCCACAATTATTGCGAACGTGACGGCGAAGTCTGGATCATCCCGCACGACTCCAAGTACAAGGAATTTGGCTCCGCGCTGGGCTGGGGCAAGACCGCTGACGAGGCCAAGTCCATGTGCATCGAAGCGGCAGAGACCGTGAAAGCAAATCAGTTGGTATTCGACGCGAGCGAGTTGGACAAGGCGGAAGAAGACGCCACTAATTCTGGTCTGATGTAACCTTTCGTTCGGCCTGCGTTCCGATTGCACCAAGAGTTTCGAGCAACGCGCGCACTGAAGCCTTGCCACCCTGCGACCCGTACAACTTCCCGACCATGCTCGCGCCGCCATTCTCCATGAGCGCGCGATAACCCGCCGACGTGCCCATGATTCCCGCCATCGTTGCGACCTGTCCTGCGGCGAATAGAGGATTGCCTGTCGAGGCTACGCGACCCGCCGCCATCGGTATCGTCAACTCAGCCCGACGCGCGACGCGGCCACCGATGCTAGATGCTCCTGGTTTTGCGCCTTCTGTCAGAGCCTCTTCCGTCCCCATCACAACGGGCATCTGAGCGCCGGGAAGCGTGGGTTGTTCGAGCATCGCGCGAGTCTTTGGCGGTAGCGATTGCACGACTCGACTCCATCCCTTCTCAAGTGCATCGGCGGTCTTGGGATGCTTAATCGCATCGGTCATCTCTTGGATAGCTGCGTCGTGGAAGTCGGACATGGTGACTGCGGCCTTCCATTGCTGAAAGTGCTCTGGCAGATAAAAGATGTTGCGCAATTCGTCAGCGTTCTTAGCCCCATACAGACTCGCAGCCAGCCCACTTTTGATATGCGGGGCCATCGCCTCACGAACTGACTTCACTTGGTCCGCAAGCGGCGCATCGGGATTCGCGTTGCGAAGAACGCGATCCGTGAATGCTTCTTTGAGAGCCTGCTTACCTTGCGGACTCGCGCCCTGTGCTATTTCCGCTGCGCGTTCAGGCGTTCCACCGAATGCGTAGTCAGCGAGTTCTCCCGGCGTGCCCATACGATCTAGGCGAGTGGCATCGCGCCACGGGAACCGATTCATAAACGAACGATAGAGTTCGCGGTCGCGGCTAATACCTGCGGGCAGTTTAGTCATCAACTGCTCATCAAGTGCCTGCTGGAGTCCTGCCGATGCGTGAATGTCACCGCCTTGTGCATTGCGTAGAATCTGGTTATTGGCCTGTCGAAGTTCTCGAATGTCGTCCCACGTCGGCGGCTTGTAGTTTTTCACTCCATCGAGATATTTCTGCACCGCCGCGAAATCTTCGGGCGTTACTGGACGCGGCGGATGGTCGCCCTTATATGCAGGCTGCATCCAATCCGGCGCTTCCGGTGGCGATAGATTCTTGATGCGTTGAAGAATTGCCTTCGCCTTTGGATACGGCGAAATCATGTCCTCGCGGACGTTCTGAGAGGCTTCCTGTATATCGGCAATCTGCTTCGGGTCAAGCGGCGTCGGATCTTCTTTCAACGCCTTGTACGCATCGCCAATCGGCTCGCCGAGTTGCCGACGCATCGCAGTGATCGGCCCGCGAATATCGTCCCGCAGAGAATTAGTCGCGTCAGATAGCGCCTCACCCGTGAGTGGCTTCGCAGATTCAAGCGTTGTGCGGCCAAGGGCTTCCGCTGTGCGGCCTGCTTGTTCTGCGGGCATCGGATTCGCGCCCTTATCGAGCGCGTCGATTATTGCATCGTAGGCTTCGTTCGCGCCGCGCTTGGCTACTCGCGATTCAACCGCCCCTGCGATGCCACGTCCCGCGCCCTCTGGTATCGCACCCCATCCGAAAGCGTGGAGCGTGGATTCAGACGGGTCGCCGCCAATCGCCTCTGGTAACTTACTACCGACCACATTCCCAATACCACCACCGATAGCAGCACCCGCAACAGAACCGAGCGGCCCCAACGGAGCACCAAGGAGAGCGCCCGCCTCAGCACCGCCGACTTGCGTACCGATTCGAGGGATAATCTTGCCAATGGTTTTAGTCGCACTGTCAGCAACCTGCGATGCAGATGGCGGAATGTTCGGAACACCGGGGTCACCCGGAGAATCTATTTTGTATCCATCGGGAGGGGGCGGTACGTCAAGTTTGAATCCCGCTGGCGGCGGTGGAATCGCTCCGCCCATCTACATCGGAACCCATTCACCGCTACGATAGACCATCTTCTTCCCGTCAGGTCCGGTGGCCGTTACGTTGTGAGCGCCAACGACCATCTGCCCGTTTTCATCCAAACCTTCGGCTTTTAGGATTTCAGCGGCTCGCTTGCGCACGTCAGCGCCCGATGCCGGGGAAATCCTTCCTAGCAACCCGCCCTTCGCAACTTCTTTCTGCGCTTGATTTGTCGCGGCAGTACGAGCTTGAAGCGCGTCTTTGGGCGTCCACGGCTTACCGAGCTTCGCCGCAACTGTTGCTTTTGCTGTCGATTCCGCAGCCGATTTCTTACCCGCCTCCGATACTTCACCAGCAACGATGTCCGGCGCTAGTTTCGCTCGCGCCTCCGCGCCGCTACGTGCCGCGCCTATCGTTGCCGCCGCACCCGCTTCTTTGCTCACAACATCAGACGACGTATCCACAGCCTTCTTCGCTTTCTCAGTGGCCGTCGCCGCTGTAGCCTTCGCTTCCGGTGATTCGTACTTGGCGCGTTGCGCTTCGGCTTCTAACTTATCCGCACGCTCAAGTAAATCCTTAATGTGCGCCATCCCCATTTCTCTTTGAGATTTGGTGTACGTATTTTCGTACTGCGGGTCGGCAAGATGCGCTTCAGCCCGCTGCGCAAGGGACCGTAGCGAGTCAGGAGTGTCGGGTTGCCCACTTGCCACTGGGGGTCCGCCAGCCGTGGGCACAGCACCGCCTCCTATGACGTTCTGCTGGTAGTCTTGTGCGGCCTTCTGCTTGGCGGTCGCCGCCATCTGGAGAAAGCCTTGAACGAGCGGTCCGTGTTCCTTGCCGTAGATTTGCGCTATCTGTTTCTGGCCTTCGGGGGTGTTGGCGATTTCGGGGTGTTGGTTGAGCGAGTTAGTCATGAAGTCGTGCCACGCGGCTTCGCTCTGATGCTTCTGCGCAACCTTTTCTTTGGCATAGCCACCGAGCGCGCCAAGCCCAAGACCAGATATAAGTCCAAGCGCCGCAGCCATTACGGACTGCCTCCGCCACCGCCAGCCTGTGAAGCTCCAAACGCCGTAGCAGCATCCGAGCCACCCGCGACGCGAAGTCCCTGAGAAAACAAATCCCACCAACTAGGCGTTTGGGTGGATGTTCGATTCGCTCCAGCCGCACCTTCCGCTGCGCCAATGCCCAATCCCGCCGTCTGTGGAACGGCATTGATGAACTGCCCCGCGATGCTGGTAGGAATACTCGCCGTATTTTGTGCGCCGGTCATTTCCTGGTTACCCAGAATCGACGCGCCGAATGATGTGTCAGCCAGTCCCGCTCTCGCCAACGCTTGCTGCGTCTCCTGATTCGCCGACGATTCCGCTCCCCTCGATGCGTCCACTGCCCGATTGATGATCGGGATGTTTGCGTTGACGCCTCCGGTTTTTAGGGCTTCTTCCTGTTGTTGTCCGAATGTCTTCGCCGCTAGCAGGAACGCTTTCGCGAACTTTGCGATGAGAGGCGCGTAAGGGCTGCTTTCCGTTCCCGTTGATGTCATTCCCGATCCGCCTGCGCCCATGGTTAATCTCCTGCCGTGCCTGCGCTCGATTCGCGCGGCTCTCTGCATTCATGGTGTACACTCGCGCGGGGCTACCGTCAAATAGTGCGCCGATTTCTCCCAGATAGCGATAGCCCATCTTGAGATGGATGTTGTGAAGCCGCTCCTGCTTGGTGACGCCGACGAGTACCGGATATTGCTCTAACGCCCGCGTGAAGCATTCATCCATGAATCGAAGATGGCCCTTGGACCCGCGCACGTCCTTACGCGACCATGCTCCAAAATAGGCACCCGATAGAAACGGCTCTACCCACGCTGCGAAAGTGATTCCCTGTTCATCGCTATTGAACATTATGTTCACTGAGTTCTTGGCCCAGTTCAGGATGGCCGTCAGTCCGCGTAGTGGCTCGGCAAATAGATTTTCAAATTCAACTGGATCGGAACGGAGATGAAGCCACCAATAAAGTAACTTCAATTCATCCTTGTCGGGGTCGTAAAGCCTCACGCACTCGCCCCCTGCGTTATTTCCGCGCCCGTCAGCGCCACATCTAGTTCGACGCCGAATACTTCAATCCGGTTGGTAAGACAGCCTAACAATCGAAGGCTGAACTGCCGTGCCGGTTGCTGGAAAGCAAGCTCAATCGTGCTCCGCGCCGTGTTCGTGATGTTGCCCAAGCTCGTCTCCACGTTGTCGCAAATAGCGATGACGCCGACTACTTGTGCGGGCGCCGCAGGCTCAACTTGGCAGTCGATGTCGATGAAGATTCTGCGAATGACCGCTACCTGCCCTTCGTCGGGGAGTTGAGACGGCGTTTGAAGCTCGAACATGACGCCGTTCACGATGAGCGGATTTGCCGACTGATCGACCAGCACTTGCGGGTCTTCATACAACATCGTCAGCCCGTAGAACGACGCCAGAATCTTGTTGTCGTTGCGCTCGTAGTAGAGGGCTTGGAGTCCTACACCAAGAATGCGCCAGACGTAGCCATCGCCGCCGCGTTGGAGTCCGAAACTGTACTGACCATTCGAGAAGATTATTTCGTTGCGGCAATAGGCAGCAACGTTGGCGACGAACGGCAGCACGTTCTCGGATTGCTGCCCGCGCTGAATCGTATCCAGAGCCTCGAATCCGGGGAGAAATGAGCCAGCGCGATTGATGATGCGGATTCCGTCGCTTGCCTGATAGTAGATGCCCTCTTGCCCCGCTACGGCACTGAACGGATTCGTCGTCCCCGTCGCGTACATGATGGGGTAGAACACGATTTCGGGATTCTGACCGTCTGTCTGAAATGCAATCTTCGTGGTGATGAGCCAGAGTGTGTAATCGAAGATGACGAGTTTCTGTGTCGGGTCATCGTCGCTGGTCGGAGCGAACTGATTTGCCACTGATTCGGGACGGCCCGGTGGTGACGAGTATATCCAGCCACGGCGTCCCGGCACCGAGTCGCGGCCCCACCACATCGACCCCTGGTACGGTCCCACGGCATCGCCATAGGTAATCTGCGGGGGCGCGTTGTCCAGCAGGAGTTGCATGTCGAGGCTGAGATGGGGCACTTCGTTCAGGCCAGCCCACGTCCAGACTACGGTGTTCTCAGGGGTCGTGCCGATGACGACCCAATAAGCCGCGTTGGTAGGCGATTGCGTCGGTCCTTGAGCGGGTGCGATGCAGGCGTAGCCGGTGCCGTTGAAACTCACCCAATTGCCAACGAGGTACTGAGTGATTGGACTCCAGAAACCTAGAAAGGCTCCGGTCGGAATGTCCCAATTCGGCAGAGTTAAGCCTGTCGTCCCCGATGTCGTCGCTTTGAAGTAGTAGCCGTTGCCGCCATCGACGTAATCGGGAATCGTGCTGTCCACCGAAACAGATTTCGTCCACGGCGTTGCGATGATCGGCTGCCCCGGCAAGTCGCCGTAGAAATCGGTGAACGTAGTCGTCGTGTTGTCGGGGATCGTAAAAGCATAGAACGGGACCGCGCCTCCGGCGGACGTGCGCCAAATCTTGCGGTTGCCGACTTGCGGGTCCGGCGAGGTCGGTATGTTGCTGAGGGTTACTTCCTGAACGGCCACGCCGCCTACCACAGACGGATTCGGCTGCGATGTCGTGCCGTTACCAAGTAACTGCATTCCCTGCGGATTGGAGTCCGAGCCGGTCAGGTTGTTGCCGAAGGTGACGTAGTATCGGTACTGGGAGCCGCCCAGCAGGGCCGCAGGACCAGCGCCTAGTGGAAATCCACCGAACATGGTCAAGGCATCGAACTCGCACGAGGTGGCCGACGAGTCGCCTAAGTCGCCAATGTTGAACCGGACGAAATTCACGTCTGACCAGTCGAGATTCAAGTTGTTGCCGATTCGCATGAATGCGGACTTCGGTGCTGCTATCTGAATCCATTGGTCGGTCGAGGGCGTCACGATAACCTGCGCGCCCGCTGCGTTCTTCTGGTTCGTGGTCTGTACGATCTGGACGACAAGGCGGTAGTAATCGGGCCAGTTCTTATCGCCGATGGCTCCCGTGCCGACATTGAAGGTCAGCCAGAGCCAGCCGATTTTCACTGGCTTGGGGCACTTGAAATAGAACGAGATGATGTCAGACGGCAGCGAGATTGTCCCGTCGCCGTAGGTCAACATGCTCGGCAATGGAGACGGACTGACGGGCGCGGCGCGCGTAATATGCGTCGGCCCCGAACCGCTGAGGCTCACCAACATACTCGCGGAGCCGGAGAAGGGGTCGGTGCTGGAGTTGGAGACGGTGCAATTCGGATGATTGGTCCACGAGCCTGCTGTGGTGTCGCAGGCGTCGATTACTTGGACTTCCTGAAGGCCGAGCGATGCGCTCATGCCGTCAGGGGGAGCCTCTATTCCCCACAACGTCACCTGCTGCGCTGCCACTACCGGCTGTCCGCCGACCAACGACGGCGCAATCTTGATGGCGTTGCCACCGCCGATGATGAACAGGTAATCCGGCAAGCCTTCCTGCGGCGGCATCACGTTGAAGGTGAGCAATCCGCCATTCCAGACGATTGCCGAGCCGTTCTGAGTGACGATTACGCCGTTCGCGTAGAGATTCACACCGTCGTATTCGTAGCGGATGCCGTTGTACTGAAAGAGAGAAATCGAGTTGATATTGGAAATGAATGTCGATCCCCAGCGCGACTGGATGCTTCGTGTCAGTTCAGGGGCCGCGCCCACGAGACGGCGCGCACCGTTCTGCGGCACTTGGTCTCGCCCACCCGATAGCCAGAGGCGGGAATCGAAGTCGTGGATTGCTATTCTTTTGGAGGGCAATGCGGACATCCTGGTGGGCAGTACCCACTTCCAAATTTACCTTCCAGTCCCGGCGTCGGACATATTACCGTAATCGTCGCCGTTGCTGTAGCTGATGGCGTCGCACCGCCTGTAGACGTTGCGGTGGCCGTGGCACTTGCCGTTGGCGTCGGAGTTGACGTGCAAGGCCCCTGCGGTCCCTTGAGAGCGAATAGGAAGTTGGAAGCCTGTCCAGCACCGCCGACCACGCCGCTGACGCTTCCTGTTGGCCCTGCGCCCCCGCAGGTGTAGTTGTGGGAAAGTTCGTCACCCATCTGCTGGAACGTACCGCCTATTTCGTAGCCGGGGAAGAAATTCGTGGGATAGCCGATGACGCCAATCAGAAACGTCGCACCGCCGTAGCCGAGAATATCGTTGGATTGGGTGGTGGTGACACCCGCCGCCGTGCAAGTCGAGGATGCGCAATTGATCCCTGCTACGCCTACCACGTCAATCGGGTTCATCGGATTAGATGAGGCGGTGATTACGTCGTAGCCGCAACTCATGGCTTTTAGGGCGTTGAGGCTCCATGTGTACGACGCAGGCTCAGTCGCGGTGACGGTATGCCAGTACCAGTTTCCATCGGCCCCGCCAAGATTCCAAGTCTTGAACAGAGTCCAGTTCGGGGGCGGGGTCAGCGTCGCCGTACCTTGGCTACTGTCGTACACGATGCCGCCGATGAGGACGTTGTTGGCCTGAACGCCATTGCTGCCGAGAGTGCAGGAGCCGAGACCCGTTGTAACCGTAGGCACGCCGGTTGGCGTAGCCGTGGCCGTAGAGGTAGCTGTGGCGGTCGCCGTGGCCGTGGCCGTCGCTGTTGGTGTTGCAGTGATGCTCGGCGTACCTGTTAGAGTCGGCGTTGCTGAGATTGTCGCCGTCGCTGTCGCGGTAGCTGTTGGTGTTGGGGTCGGCGTCGCCGCAACACTAGCCAGCACTTCCACTTGCTGCCCGATCCAGTTTGAGTTCTGATTGAGCATCGCGGTCTGGTTACCGCTAGCGGTGCCGGAACTCACGATGGCTTGGTCGCCCATCGCTTCGCCGACATGGTTGAAGGCTCCGGCAGACATGTTATAGCGGAAGGTCAAAGCTCCCGGCAGAGTCGCTATCGTACCGCCCGAACTAAACTCATATTCGCCTAGAACGAAACTATTTGATCCCGTCGTCGTGATTGAATTGGCAACCGCACTGGTTCCTTGCGTACCGCCAGAACCGTTGCCGGATGTCGCTCCGATGGGTCCGCCCGTGTTGCAGCCAGAATACGTCGCGATGGCACAAGTCTGGAAGGCGCACGATCCCATTGCGAGTGAATAGCTGGCTGGTTCGCTGCTCGCTACGCGGTAGTAGAGATTAGAGATGGCACCGGAACCGTCTGTATCGTGCCGAATGACTGTCCAGCCCGATGGTGTCGTAGGAGCGGACGTACAGGCGTAGGACCATTGGAGAATCATGCAATGGTTATTCAGCGTGCCCGTAGGGACGTTCACGACGCAGGGAGACGAGGATGCCGTGCCGGTGGCGCTGGCGACAAAGGCAAGTGCCGCGAATGCGGAGCGGCTGATGAGCAGGAACGCAACGGTAAGGACGAGTTTCTTCACGGAATAATGTCGTCAATGAATCCGTTGGCGTCCTGAATATAAACCGACATGCTAGGCAGTGCCGTCGTCGCGCTTTCCGTGCATCCCGCTACGCTGCCTTCCGTGTTACAGACACGAACGGTGATCACGTCGCAGGGCAGCGTTGAGCAGGCGGGCGTGCTGCTCACGGTGGTGCCGGTGCAAACGAGGTTATTCCCGTCCACGATGCGAATGGTTTTATTGACTGCCGCCGTTGTACCGCTCGCCGTACCTGCGTTGAAAGCATCGACGATGTTGTCGCTCGCGTTGGTGTCGATACCCCATGCAAACCAGTTCGCACCCTTGCCGACGACTGCTGATGCCGTTCCATTCAGCACGTTCTTGTTGTGGTTCAGTAGCGAGATAGTCGCATTGGGGGTGCACACTCCCGTAGGGGTCGGAGCGCCGCCCGTAGCCGTAGCGGTCGCCGTAGGCGTAGCGATCGGCGTGGGCGTTGCCGTCACTGTTGCGGTAGCTGTCGCGGTAGCCGTTGCCGTAGCTGTGGCTGTGGCAGTTGCGGTAGCGGTGGCCGTGGCTGTTGCCGTAGCCGTAGCGGTAGCAGTGGCGGTAGCTGTCGCTGTAGCCGTCGCGGTCGCCGCTGATGCCGGTGCCAGCCCTACCGCACCGGATACCCATGCGACGTTGCCCTGTGTGCGGCTCTGCGCGGGGGATGTATTAGTCGAGGGGGCGGTATCGAAGTAGTAGGCGAGAAGATTTGTCGGAGTCCCTGCGACGTTGATCGAGACCGTGGTAGCGAGCGGAGTCGAATTTGAAGATGCCGTCGCGCCAGCACTACACGCATCGTAAAGAAGCGCATCTCCCTGATTGCAGGAACTAAGACTATTCGATGTCGAGGTCGCACTGCTGCCGGTCTGGTCGCCAGCCCCCGTGCAATCGACCGTACAAGCGGAGCCAGAATATGCGTCCGCAACGGCTTCAGGATTTCCGACGACAGTTACGCCAAACGTGCAGGTGGGATTTCCCGTGCATCCACTACACAAAAATACCGCCTTGCTGCCTGTCGTGTTCCATGTGGTAGCCCCAAGAACTCGGGTGCAGGTGCAATTATTGCCCGAGCAAGAAGGTGTCACAAAGACTCCGCTGGTATCGCATAGCTGAATCCGATTACACGCGCCCGCCGCCGTGCTCGCGATAGTGACCACCGTGCTCGTACCACTGAGATTCGTCGCCGCTGGCGTCCCCACCGGCGCAATCGTCGGCTGCACCTGCCCCTTGTAGCAGACCGTGCCGCCGGTGCTCGGCGTCGCGCCGCTCCATGACCACGCCGACTGAACAGCCAATCCTGATGCGCTCGTGACGGTGCTCGCCGTCAGCATCCCCGGTCCGATGGTCGCGTTGTTGTCGATAGTGTTCCACGCAGACGGAACCGCTGCTGCCAACAATCCCGGCCCTGCGGTCGGAGTCTTGGCAACCGTGCTGGCAAAAGCCAGCGCCGCCACGCAGAAGTCCACCACGTTATTAGTCGCCGCCGTCGCGCCGGTTGGAGCATTGGCTGAGAGCGACCCGTTCTTCACGCCGCCTGCCACGTCAAATGAGATGACGCCGCCAGTGTCGTGGACTTCCATGATTTCCAGCGCAGTAACGAGATTGCCCGACGACAGCGTGTCCGTGATGGTCGTGGCGCTGTTCGCCGTAACAGTACATTCCGCGATTTGCAGCCCTGCGTTCTGGCCGGTCTGCACTTCGCGCGAGGTGCAACTCCCGTTGTTGCTCGTGATCGTCTGCGTGATGGTCGTGCCGCCCGTCGCTCCAACCACGATGATGAGATTGCCGGTTGCCGGTGAACTCGTGAACGCGCATGTCGCCACAGACCCGCTTGGCGTCAGGTTCGGGCAGGACTTGTGCTGTACGATGCTGGTGGAATCGACGCCGCTCTGCGCCCATCCCTTCGTCGGTAAGAGTAGTGCGAGCAATACGGCGATAATCGCTATTCGTTTCACGACCAATCCGGCCCTGTCGGACGCACGTTGAGCAGCCTGTTTATCTGGCCCGCCTTCGGACGAATCACGCAGTCGTCATCGTCCCACTGCTTGTTCTCGTAGTCGAATATCGCCATCCCCATCGCGGCATCCGGCACCAGCGGCGCACCCGTTCGAGCCGCAGCGCAAATCTCTTGCCTCGCCTGCCAGACCGCCTCACCCTGAATGCCGTCAGGATTCCCGCGATAGGGGTTGCAGGCTGCGAGCAACGCCAGCACTACGGCGACGTAACGCATAATCCTCCCGTCCTCTGAGTCAGCGGCGTCCATGTTATCGGTGCCTGGTTGAGATTGAGAAAACTGCTCATGTCGTTCGCGGTCGAATCGTGACCACCGAGTCGCGCCAGTCCGAATTGGTTTTCGATCTGCCTCACGATTGAAGAGAATAGCACCTGCGTATGGTTTACGTTGGCAGCGACCCCGCCCGTCGCGCGAGCATACGGCGAGACGACCAGCACAGGCACCCGTGGACCAGCCGATAGCCGATTCGCGCCGACGCTCTGAATGACTGGCGGATTTACGTGATCATAAAGGCCGCCGCTTTCGTCCCACACGATAAAGACGACGGTGTGCGCCCCCTGCGGCCCCGCGAACAGATGATTGAGCAGGTTGACGGTCCAGTTCTCGCCGGTGCAGATACCTTCCAGCGGATGCTCGCTATGCGCGAGGTCCGGCGTTACCCACGCAATCTGCGGCAACGTGCCCGCGTCGGCATCGGTAGTGAATTGGGTGGATGCCACGACGTGACTCGTCCAATTCGCGGTCCCGTTGGTGAAGCGAATCAACTCATCCGGCGCGGTCCAGTAATAGCCGGTGTCGCCGAACGTTATATCGCCGTACCACTTGAAACTGACGCTGGCGGTCGCCGCTTCGTCCATAAGAGAAGTCTGCGTGAAGCATGGGTACTTCGTATTCGGCGTCTGTCCTAGAAGTTGAACGTAGGCCGAAGTCGTCGCCGTACAGGTCGGGCAGGTTCCCGCGCCGGTGCATTGCGGCCCCGGCACGTTCGCCGCCGTGCAGTCGCTCGCTTTCAGCGGTGCATCGCAGCCCCAACTCTGCGTCGTGCCGTTATTCCACGTATTGCTGATGTCGAAGAAGGAACTCGCGAACAGCATCGCCAAGTGATTCGGCTGGCTGGGGCCGATGATGTCAGGAAACATATTGTCGCCGAGCGCGTAGTTCGTCGCCAACGTCCAGTAGTTCGGGATGTCCGCCTGCACCTGCTGAATGAGACAGCCGTAGGGTGGCGTGCTGGTCGAGGTACACCACGGAGCCTTATCGAAACCGTCCATCAAGCCGCCGTCGATGTCGGTGATGAATGGAATGTAGTCGTGGTCGAAGTCCGTCGAGGTCGTATCCATCCCGCGCGTCAGCGCGTAGGTGGCGCCCGTACTCAGGGTCGCCGTCGAGACTCCGCAAGGACCGCCCGAGCACGGGAAGGTACCGAAGTAATTATCGTAGCTGCGGTTTTCCTTTTCGATCACCACGATATTCGTGATCGAGCCGGTAGGGCTTGCGGTTGCAGTTGGTGTAGCCGTTGCGGTCGCAGTGGCGGTTGCGCCAGTCGCGGTCGCCGTGGGCGTCGCGGTGGCAGTGGCCGTAGGCGTCGGATTTGGCCCGCACTTGAACGCCGCCGATATGCAGCCCGACACCGCCGAAGTGCTGAGCGTGATCTGGTTCGCGGACGTGGGAGAGACAATCGCATCGCGGCTATTGGCTACCGCCACGCTCGGCCCGAAGGCGTGTTGCTGCGCGACCAGCGATCCGAGAGTAGGCGACGAGAAGGCGATCGTCCCCGGCGCGGAGCAGAAGTTAAACAGAGACGTGAGGGTTTGGTCTATCACGACCTTGGGAGCCGTCGCGGTGGTCGAGGCCGCGTTAGCCAGACTCGTCACGAGGCCATCGAGAGACGCGCGATACGAACTCGCAACGCAGATGGCCGACCAGTTCTCGGCAATCAGAGTGCTCAGATTTTGAAAACTGGCCGTCGGATACGATCCGGGGTAGTTCTGCAAGAGCAACGATTCGCCCGAGCCATCAGGCAGTTGCAGATTTCCGAGATTTGTCCATGTGTTATCGATCGCATTAATTCCGTGCAGGTACGAGTCGTAGCCGACCAGACACAACACTGAATCTCCGATGTGAACGCCGGGGTCCGCAATCGCTATGCTCGTGTTGAGGTTGCCGCCGGTTGAGGCTGTGGTGGAACCGGAGATTGCATCGAAGGAGCAATCGCATAGAGGACAAAGTACTTGCGCGCTGGCTAACGCGGGCGTGAGCAAGATGAATAGCAGGACCATTCTCACAGAATCACCTTGATATTCACCAGTTGCGCGATAGGCGTGATGCCCGCTGCTGTTGGATTGATAAGATAGGGCGTCACCGTGTTGGCGGTGCATACGAATATCATGGCAATGCCAGTCTGCCACGTAGCATCGGGAACATTGGGCAGGCTCCACGCCACGGCGGATTTAGTCGTCACCCCCGGCAAGGTCAGCGCCGGTTGCGCCTGCGCCGTCCCAGCGCCAATGAGGGTGCCGTTGGTGGTGATTTGCTGCGTACCTGCCTGAACGATTCCGGTGCCACCATCGGGTAGTGTGACTGGTACAACCAGCGAGATGGGAGACGAGCCGCCGTCGCCGGTGATGGTGGTGCCGTCTGTCGTGACGGTCTGCGTTGCCGGAGTCGGCGCTGGGTTGCCGGTGCCGCCGTTGTTGATGTCGTTGCCGGAGAGCGCGGTGAGATTCTTCACCTGAGCTTGCAGGGCGAGAAATTCCGCCATCGGCACGCCGCCCGTACCACCTGCATTCATTATCGCTTGGCGGAACATCTCGAATGCCTTGTTGATCTGAACGGTCGCATCGGCGAAGTCCTTGGGCTGCTTGAGTCGCGGGAATGGAATCACGTTGCTCAAAGATGATTCTCCGGCGCATCGAGCATATCCAAGAGCATCATGCCCAATTCTCCGCAGAGATTCGCGAAGTCCACTGATGTGTGGTCGGACTCGCGGGAAAACTCCCGTTGGAGTACGAGCAAAGCTACCGGCAGCGTCAAGATGGGCAGTACGTTCGCGCGACTCTCCACGTAGATGGCGAGCGCGGTCGGTGGGCTGTTCGTGTATGGAGCGGGGTAGAGTTCCACCGTCTGTGCCGATTCTGCTTCCTCTATATAGGCGATGGGCGTGCCTACGGCGTTGCGCCAGCCCGAGTTCAGCACTTCGACTTCTCTCAGTTCCAAGAGAGAACACGACTTGCCGTCGTAGATGATTTTGATGAGGTCGAGCAGGGATGCAGGCAGGGTGATTAGGGGCGTACCTTCGGTGACGTTCACGATGGCGGTAGTCGTATGCCAGCGTTTCGGGCCGAGCGTGTTGACTACATCATTATATTGTAGCTGGAACAGATTGGTGTCCGCTTGGCCGTTACTGAGCAAATTTACGATCCCTTGGCAGTCGGTGAAGGAACTCACTTCGGCTCCGTCTCCAATGCCGCCATCCGATTTTTGAATCGCTCGATTATCTTCTGGCAGTCGGGAATGTCCCGCGCTTTCAAGAGCAACAGAACTTCGCAGAGGTCCATCACGGCATCGTCGCTGTCGTTCGTTACCTGTGTCGTTTGGGCAGGAAGAGTGAGTGCGGTCGTCAGTGCAGCGGAGATGACGGTGAGGATCGGCGTGCCGGTGGGACCAGGATATATAATGAGGAGGTCACGACCGCAGGGTGCGTAGCTTCGGGGCGTATCGGAGTACGACGAAGGCCAACTATTCTTGACGTTGCCGAGGCCTGCGAACTCACCGAAGGGTTGAAGGTCTCGCTCGCTCGCATCGCGCACCGCCAGCACGCGCACCGAGTCCGGCATATTGGCGAAGATGGGATAGATGAGTTGACGCGCCGTCAGAGGCAGGACATCCTGCACGGTCACGTCGGCGAGGACACCATTGACGACTTGCTGGCAGAAGGAGAAAAGCAGGATGACGTTGGCTTGCGTCGTGCCCGTCTGATTGGGGTCGCGGGCGCGCTCGCTAACTTGAGAAGTCAGATTTCCAACATTCTGTGCCATCGCGCCGTTTCTATCATAACGGCGTTTCGATTGAAATTACTTGTTCGGAACTTTGAGAGGTTCGCCGCGCCAATAATGCGTTTCTCCTGCACTTACCTTAAATGCAAAGATGGGTCGGCCTTCCTCGTCTTCCTCTGGTAGATTCGGATCGAAGAACACGCGCGTCCCATCAGGTATGCGCGCCTCTACCATCCACTCCCGACAACGGTCTGTGGCGACGAAGTTGTCGATTTCAAATTGGTATTTCGGGTGCATCAAAATAATCATCATTCACTCCACCTGCGAAAGTCGCTCCGCAATTTGGTCCTTCGGCATGCCGGTTCTGTCGAGATACCGGCGAAGTTGCTCACGGTTCATCTGGCGAAGATATGCAGGCAGGATGGCGGGGAGCAACTTGATGGCGTTGGCGAGCGCGTCGAGGCCGTCTCGATACATGCCGTCGGGAAAGCTGGTCGTCTCGTCCTTGAGGGCGCGGCAGTCGTTTTCGTGGGGGCGGAACAATCGTCCCGAAGAGGCGAGCGGCTGAATCGTCGTTTCGATACTGAATGTTTTTTCCTGCCTCTGGGCGACGAACCTGAGCGGAATTTTCACTGCCTGCTCGCGCGCTACTTTCTGCACCATCTGGGCGAACTCAAGCTGGGGACCGCTGGCGTCGATGCCGAAGACGGCGGGATTCCATTTCTGCTGGGTGTCGAGAATACGGTCGATGAGCTTATCGGGCGGGATACGCTGGATGAAGGCTTCGAGGATGAAGACACGTTCGAGGTCGTCCTGCCCGATGACGACGATGGCGGCGCGGCTCAGGCCGTAGTTGGAACGACCGGCGCGCGGGCCACCGGCAGGATCTGCAAAAGCGCAGATCCACAATTTCCGGCGATCAATCGTCGGCATTTTTTATCTCAAGAATTTTGTTCTCGCCACGAAGTCCGCACGCCCAGCAAGTACCATTGCGCTCTCCTTCTTCAATAGCGTCATCAATGGCACGTCCAATCGAACCAGTGCCGGGACAACCGTTCTCTTCGATCTGAAAATGCGGATCAGTCCATTCGTCAGGCCAATCAAGTTCAACAATTAGGGTGCACTGAACTTTAACGCGTCGCAAAGCGATTCCCCAAGAACTTGTATTCCGGCTCCGCCTCTCTCGCGGGCGTTAGCCAAGTGTGCCCTGCCGGACAAACGTAAGGTGGATATGGCTGTATGGTGCGGGTGCGCTTCTCCTGCTCCAGACATTGTGGGCATTCGGGGTACTTTTCTCGAAGAGCATCGAACTGATCGCGGTCCATGCTGTCGGTCGGCTTCATTCTCGGACGCGAGTTCAGGGGGTCGTAGGGGCTGGCTAGTCTGAAGCCGAGGTTCTTGGACTTCACTTCGTACCGCTTGGCGATTCGCGCGTCGAACTCGTTGTCGGCGAAGGCGAGTAGCGGCACGCCGTCCTCGTATCTTAGTTCGTACTCGCGGAAGTCGTTCCAGCTAAGGGCCGTGTACCCGGCGGACACGGGCTTGTTCATGTACCAGAGCGCCCATTCGATTTCGTCGGTCCCTGGTGGCCGCATCTTATCCACCAGAGCAGGAGGATATTTCTCAGGCCAGATGGGTTTCAGGACTCCGTAGGGATCGGGTTCCTCGATAGACCGGCACATCAGGTCTAAGCCGGGGTCTTTTTTCCATTCGACGTAGACATCTTCGGAGCCGTGGTGGGTGCCGATGCCGCAGTAGATTCCGGCGCACGGCCCCTGCTTGATGTAGAAACGAGTTTTAGAGGCGCGACGCCACTTTTTAATCTTGTCCATGTCCTTAGGACTTTGAGCATCCTTTGGGCCGCAAATATCATCTGGGAAAATGGCATCGTAGTACTTGCCGATATAGCCGGTTTTGACTCCAAGAATAGTGATAGAAGCCTCAGCGTAGATGCGGCTTCGCTTGAACTCAAGTTGAGAATCAGACCACCTTGGAGACTCTTTTTTGCAGTCATCCCAGAATACCTCCGGCCAGAGCCAGTAGAGCCAGACGTTACTTTCCGCCTGCCTTTTAATCGTGTCGGCGTTTTCCTTGCACTTGGCTTCGTTTTCGTTGGCTAAGGCGATCCTCGCCTCGCGGCCCGACATGCCAGGAAAATATATATTGTGCTCTTTCGGCTGAATTAGAATGTGCAAGGGCATCGAGCGCGAGACGACGGTAGTTTTCAGATGCCCAAAGGGTAACATCATTAATTTGGAGCGCGAACGGGTGAAGTCGGTTAGCCACGGGCAGACCTCCTTGCGGTGAAAATCACCGAGACTCAGGAACGTGTTGCCGAGTATCCATCTTGAGAAGAACCAGAGTTCGCGTTCTGCGTGGCGGCGCAGCCAGCCCTTGAAATCCATCACCGATGGCGCTTCGCCCTCCGCAACGAGTTCGGCGCGAAGCTCCTCTATCTCGTCCGGACTGGGGTCGCGACGGGTCGCTCCGCTCCTAGCGCCCTTTCTTGGCCTTCCACGCTTGGGCATTACAGCATAAAGTTCCGGCGACAAGTGCCGTCTTCGTTAGGAGGCATGCCCCCTTCGAGGAATCGGTCGCCGCAAATATACTCGTCGCCGTACCAACATCCCGAACATCGCAAGATTGCGGGTCGCTTCTCTTGGGGGATGAAGTGGACCGCGACTGCGACGATGCCCAGAATTGCAACTAGGCTAAAGATAAGTTTCTTCATCTAGTTCGCCAGCAGAATCTTCGGCTTCTCAAGCTCGTCCTGCATCCTTAGTTCTTCCAGCTCGTGCTGCGCCAGGTCTACCATCGCCTGACAGACGTGGCCCAACACCCTCAACTGGTCCACCATGTCGCCGAAGCTCCCCAGATGCTTCTGGAAAAACTCCACTACATCCGGCCTCATCTGCACCGCCTTCGTCATCACTTCCTGCGTTGTCTTAGTCATTTGCTCAACTCCCTCATCCACCGGTCCAGCGCATCTTCCCGAAACCGCACCTGCCCACGCTTCCCCATCCTAAAACATGGTATCGTCCCCGCCTCCACCATCCGGTAAACGTGGCTCCTGCTGATCTTCAGCGCTGCCGCCACTTCCTTTACCTTCAGGATTTGGGATAGGTCGTCGCTCATGGTTGCCTAGCGCCCCTTCTTCGTGTGCTGCTCGATAAACTTCCGCGCTTGCGGCTCTTGTGCGGTTTCAACCCCATCAGATTTTCGTACGCGGGAAACCTTTGTTTCGCGGTGGCTATCAGAAAGTTCGTCCATGCCCGAGTCGTCAACTGTCTCAACACTACGTTCGCCCTTAGGTTCCGAATCAACCGCTCCTCCCGCCACGATATCCGACCTAGGTATTTCGATGTATGGTCGCCGTGCCTCGAACTCGGTATCAATCTTTCCATTCGGTAGTCTAGCCCTCGCCGCCTTCGTCGCCCTCTCCCTATTCGATAACCTCGCCGCACACTCATGCGTCACTCCACATCTACACCTAACCAGCTTCATGCTTAGAGATAGTAGCAGCTACATCTACGTAGGTCAAGTAGCTAGTGTCTTGTAGCAGAATATATTTTTATTAGATCAGCGCTAGTCTTCATCAGTATCCACCCGAATCGCTTGGGGGCTACCCCCAGGCACGACACATACAATCATGACTGAATGTTCTACCTGACTACAGAAAGGCTAGCATATACGCGGCTAATCTAGCCTAGTAGCTTACGGTCTGCGTCGCTTAGCGGGTACTCGTGGCCTTGGTTAGCGTAGTACAGGGCTATCATACGCTCTGCGAATGCCTTGCACTGGACACAACGTGCTCTCTGCTTAGCTTTCAGAGAGCGGATGAGGATAGACTTCTCCCTCATCTCTGCGAGGGCTTTAAAGCCATCCTGGCGCAATTGGTGGGCACGAGCAAGGCCGCCTCTGCGCTTAAGTAGGCGATAGGCGGTTTCAGACGTGAGAGTACCGTCAGGGCGACGGGTTTCGTTGATGGGGCGCACTCAAGAGAGATAGCGCTTGGCGAGTAGCTAAATCAAGTACTCGGCACAGAGGGAGTAACCAGCTATGAGGAGTAAGCGATTCACCACGGAGGCGGGAGCTTTGCATTAGCTGTGATAAACACCCCTGTCACAAGACCGATACAAAAGCAGGCTGCACCGGTTATGAGCAGATAGACAAACATCAGTCATGCGGGCCTCGTGCCGTGAGATGATCTGCGATGGCGAAAGCCAGGGCAAATAGACTGATTACCGTTTAGCCAAGTTTCCTCTATGCTCATGGCTTGCTCTCGTTGGAAATTGAGCGGGACCGAAATCCCATCGCATCGCCGTACTTGTCAAGGTCGCATTGCGCGCATCCAGCCTTATCGGTGCGAATGAGTCCAGCGTCTCGCGGCTCAAGATTCCCCGTTTCGGAATTTCGCCAAGGCTTAGGCCAATGCTCGTCGCATCGCTTTCGGTAGTCCATCATTCGCTCCTTTCTGGGCTAACGCGGGCGTTAGACTGTTTGCGCTTCTTGCCTAGATTTCCTTGTCCTGCTTTGCGCGCGGCCTCGATGCGTTCTTTCTTTGTAAGAGCCGCGGCCCTCGCCAATCCGCCTAGCCGCGCCATTTCCTTTACTTCCATTCTTTGATTATGCGCCCAAACGTGCTTGTAAGTCAATGTCAGGATTTACCAAATAATCGACTTGTTCTGTAACTTCTGACGTGCTTGCTAGTTGACTTAACTTGCTAGCTAGTTCATATTGATTGTCATGAACGATGGGTCAAGCGGCGTGGGGTCTCCCGATATAGCTCTTGAGGCGGGTTGCCGAACGCACAAAGGATTGCCGCAAGGTGAAGTCAGCGACACACTTGGATCAGCTGCAACGCTCTTGGCCCGCAGTCTGAAGGTTACGAGGGTACAAACTGAATTTAACGGAGGACATGAAAATGGCGAATAAAGGCAAGTTCAGACGCGGGATTAACGTGGTCGCTCCCTGCCGATGCTGTGGAGTGTTAACCCATTCCAGCATCGACGGGTGTATCGACATTTGCCTCTGCCGAGTCTGTTTCGAGTCGAGCGGCCAACACAACGCGCACTCTGACGGCGCGCATGCGAACGACGAAGATTGCCGCAACAATGGTTGCCCAATTGTCGAGGGATTGCGCTGCTTGCACGAACGCAACCCCGTCAACATTTCAATGGAGCCGAAGTCAAGCGCGCCCTTCGCGTAGGCGCAAAAACAATGACCGCTGGCGAACTTAATGCGTTCTGGCGCGGCGTCGATGCTCTTGCATCTGTGCTTGAAGAGGAACGAGCGCGCGAGATGACGCGGATGGTTAATTCCGCAATGAATCGATTTCACAAGACGCTGAAACGGCAGGCGTGATTTGCCTAGGGAATTGCACCGCTGGCACTTCTATCCTAGCGATAATTATCGTTGGGATTCGGATTGCGCCGAATGCCGTATGGGGGTTCTGATATTGGCCTGTATGTTCGGATGGCCACTCAAACGGGAGCTATAAAAATGAAACGCGAAGCGATCCAGCGACAAGAACGCGACGAGGACGGCTATTGGATTTATCTCAAAAGCGGATGGTGCGATGCCGAAAATCCGAATTGTCATGTCATCGTCGAATCAACCAAGCGTGAAGCGCTCGCCCATCGCGCGATGCGATGTCAATGCAACAACTGCCTATTTCTCGGCGGCACGCAAGTCATTATTGGACCGTGCGCAACCCAACCGACGGAAGACGATAGCGGATGGTGTCCCGTCGTGGATTGCAAAATCGAAGGCCCGCACGATCACAAAGTCGAAGGGCCGGCGCAATCATGACTATGGATGACAATGAAATGCCAAAATGCCCAGATTGCGGCGCTGAGCTTAAGTTTGATTATAGCTCCGAATCGAATCGTTGGGTGTGCGAAAGGTGCGGTTTTGAACATGAGGTGTCTGATTTATGACTTGGCCGAGCAAAGGTGAAATAGAAGAGGCTATCGGCGTGATCGCGAGACACCCAACGCCTACCGACCTAGTTGCGTGCGCCCTGAACGAAGGACACGCCTACTCAATGGCGAAGGTTAAGCGATGCGATTTTGTCCTCACTCTCACGGATGGCAAGGTCATCGAAGTCAAAGGTAACAATATTCTATGAACGATACTTGTGATCGCTGCGGCAAAACTGACGAGGGTATAAGTTGGTTTGGACCAGCATATCGCAAAAACGAATTGAAGCACGGGCGACCAGATCCGGGCACCTTGTGCGGCGATTGCGCGGGCCATGACACCGGCATCCGCCTCGCAGCCGAAGATCATGGCGCAGATTGCGTCTGCCCTGCTTGCATGACTCGCGATGATAAATACCGCTAACGCCCGCTAGAGACTGAGGTTACGAGGGTACAAAACGATCTGTTCGGGAGGGAATGAACGATGAAAGCAACAAAGCAGGCACGATTTAGCTATCTGATTTCCGAGACGCCCGACAATAGCGGCGTGGTCGGATTCGTGTGGGCCGATTCACCTGAGATTGCGATCGCCATGCGCAATCGCATTCAGGGATTGAATCGCTTCCGAAATGCAAGCTGGTTACTCGCGCAATCAGCGCCTGAGAGAATCGCGCGGCCGATGTACGACGTCGCCTTGGAGCACGGCTATCCTGAAAACGTCGTACGCTTCGCGCTCCGGCAGGCAGTCTAATGAACCGCGTGCGCTTCCCACTAATGACGCTGGAATATATCGCGGTAACGGCGATGCTGGCGGCCGGTGCGCTTGTGGCCGGCTCCTGGCTCGCCGACGCAATTACCGCGAGACTCGTAACGGTCTGTAACTTGATGCGATAAACCTACGGAGGCGATGAAAAATGGGCGAAGTGAGCAAGGCTGTCTATCTGGTCGGATTCTTTCGGATATTCTATGCGTTCGTTGCGGTCGGTTTGATGCCTGAACTCGTCAATCGCGTATGCAGAGACTACGATACTGGCCTGCGTATCGTGCCCGTCGAGGATGGCGTCGATGCCTTCTCGACAGCCCCATGACTTGTGAACCTATCGAGATTATCTGCGAGGACTGCGGGCGGCTGCGCACGTCGGTTCTAATAGGCGATTTGGCACTTTTCCCGCGACCAGCGCCGTCTATCTCGTCTCCGTCCATATCCCTTACACCCTCCGTTCGTTCCGCTCGTCAATTTTGGCCTTCTTTTGGATCGCCTCTGCAATCAATTCGTCTAACGCCGGCGAGAGCCTGTCCGCCACGTCCTCGCCCTTCGCTTCCAGACTCAGCAACTTGCCAACGAGCAGCAAGGCGTCGATTAAGGGCGTCGGCTCAGATGGCGCGGCCCCGTTCTTATGCGTCATCGCCCGAATCTCGTCACGGCTGATTTTCTTGTCCGCTTGCAGGATTCCCTTCCGTTGTTCCCGCGTCAGTGATGCGAGTTCGCGCCAAGTGTCGAATGTCAGGTCCGCTTTCGCGTCGTACTGGTCGCCTATCGTCCGGTAGACCCAAAGCATGTTGCTGATTTGCGGATGGCTGTAGCCCAACTCGTCTACCCACTGCCAAATCTTGTCTCCATGCGCCTCTTCGTTCTTGTGCAGCCATTCCGCCAGCCGCCACTTGAATTGCTTTTGAAACGTCGCGATCCGCCGCACGCCCGCCGCGAACTCGTCCAGCGACCGCGCTACAGGCAACCCCTCCCACACCACCAGCCCATTCCCGTTATTGGTCATTCACTTTCTCCCCGCAGATATCTCAGTATCCCCTCTCTGGCCTCGTCCCAGCCATCACACCGAATCGCACAGTAGCCCTCAGCCGCCAACCTCGACAGCCAGCCGATCTGCTCCATGCTCAGCTTCCCGCCCTTGCGTCTCTTTAGCTCGATGAACAGCCCATGCCACGGGCCACGCGCTACCGCCAGCATCAAATCCGGTACTCCTCTCATCACGCCTTCGGTTTGTAGGTTCTTGAGTCTGGCTGCGCCTTGGTTCGGGATAGCGAACAGCATCTCCAATTCTGGATAGGATTTGCGGAACGTGAAGGCCCAGCTTACCAAAGCCGCCTGCTCTTCGTGTTCTGAGGCTTGCGCAAACTTCAATCCGCGCGCCCTCATACGAACATCGACCGATCCCATTCTTCAGGAACGAACGGATTGCCGTCCTGATCGAGATAGGCACCGCGCGCATCGACGGTGATTCGTCGCTTCAACGGCACAGCATCGATCCGCACGGCGCGCAGCCAGCCATCGCCCTCGACAATCATCGGGAAACCGCTCGGCGTGAATCGCGTCGTACCGGCCAGAGCGAGTCGGTTGTGTTCCTTGCGCGCAGTTAATCGTTCACGCCACCACGGAAACCCATTCCAAAGAGTCCCGCAGTGTTTGCACTTGAGCACGATTTCTTGCTGGCGGCATCGCGAACACCCCGCATCTTCCCCGCAATTCGCACATCGCGGAAACTTCGCGCCGCCCGAATGCTCATCTCCGCCGTAGGAACATGCTGTTACGACTTCGGTTGTCTCACCCTTATCTTTCGCTCTTGGCATAACGTCCCTCCGCGACCTTGATGCAGTTCGTGTCGTTGTCGATCAGCCAGTCGAAGTTTGCGCGCCATGGGTCGTGACCGTTTCGATTCACCTTGCCAAGCAGAAAGTCCGAACGCCGTAGGTTGTGAAAAACATCATTCCAAAATCCGACCTTGGGGTGTTCGCGGATTCTGGCCCCAGCCTTCTGCTTTCGCGTTGGCGACAACTCGCGAACTGCGGCAAGACCGACAGGCGGACAGAGATCGTTCCACGACTCGACAAGCTCTTGAACTGAAATCGAATCATCGGTCTTATCTTTCTGTTCTACTGACTGTTCTATATGACTATTCGTGTGATCGTCCGTCACTATCCCCTGTGACGCAGGATCACTACCCCTGTGATCGTCCGTCACATTACCCCCCTCATTGACGCGAAGCTGGTAGTAATTCGACATCGGACGCCCGAGGCCATCGTGTCGTGGGATGATCTCTAATTTCTTGAGTTCGACGAGATGCTTAATCGCCCGGTTGACGGTTTCGCGGCTGAGTGAGCAATCTTCAGCGATGCCCTTCTGTCCCGGCCAGCAGACCCCGTGCTCGTCTGAGCGATTAGCTAATCTGACAAGTACGATTTTTTCGGTTGACGAAACGCGCTGCTTCCACGCCCATGCCTCAGCCTCAACACTCACTGTAGGTCACCACCTCAGTAGCCCGCCCGTGTCAGGTCCACCGGGTGGTGAGGCGGCGGATGACTGATCACGGACGGGCAAGATATTTCGCACGAGTATTCTATCCTATCGTCGCCGTAGTGCCAACGTGAAATAGCCCTTTCAGATTCTTTTCGTTGTCCCGCTCGATGCACCGGATGCACTTAAAATCCCGCTTGAATCCCTTCCGCCAGAAGCGGGGCCGGTCGTACTTCCGCCGCAGCACCGAAATGCACTCGTCTCGATGCACGTAATTCCCACAGAAGGCGCAGCGGCGGACGTGCGGGTCGTCGTGGCTCATGGTTCTCTAGCGGGCGTTAGGCGGGGCTTGACGTACCCCGCCTGAATCTTTGCTCACGGATTTTAAGTCCGATTTGCGCCGATTAAAATTGGAACGGCCAACAGCAAGATAAAACTGAACGGATACCACCGCTTGAATATATTGAATGCCTTTTTCATCTCTCACGCCCGCGTTAGCCGACCACCATCTTGACGGGATGCCCTGCGAGAACCGCCAGCACTTTGCGCCCCGCGTCCTTATCGCCCCGCTGCGCGTTGAAATACATCCACTGGATCGCGCTCTCCGAGATGAACAACGTATTGGCGATTACCTTCAGCACCCGCACTTCTTCGGCTTTCAGTGGCGGATAGTCAGGCCGATTCGGGTCAGGTTCTTGCAGCACGATGAACGGGTAGTACGGCAGACGCGTAGTTGGAACACTCATGCTAATTTCTCAATCGCCTTTGCGATTCGCTCTAAGTTGTAATTAACGACCCCGAAGCCGATCGCTATAACGAGGCCGAGAATCGCCAACCCAATATCTATAGCTGGATCGCTCACTTGCGCCTCCGCTTCACTTCCCTAATCTTGCGTCCGCTTCGATTTTTGCCCGCGTCGTGACGCTTGAGCCTTAGCCGATTGTACCTTTTCATCTTTCAATCCGCTCTCGAATCGCGCCAAGTGCTCGTTAGTCGCTTTCAGCGCATTGAGAAACCTAGTAACCGCATAGCCTAGTTGGTCGGACGCCTGCACGAGAATCGTGGCATCTTCGTTCGCTTGGCGACACAGCGAATAGATTTCGTTGGCAGTCAGTGACGGCAGACGTGTCGTCGGGGCGCTCATCGCCGTCCAATCCAGGGGTCAGGGATGCCCCAGTCGTGCGCGTCGTCCGGCTCGTTGTTGCCGTCGCTGTAGGGCCGCTCCCGCCTCACCACGGCTACGCAGTCAGCGCACAACTCGGACCATCGCCCCGTCACCCGTTCCTGCTGGCAGTGGGCGCACGTTGCCGAGCAGAGCGGGCACCGATTCAGATCCGACGAGTCACGATGTAGAGCCATCGACCCGCAGACGCAACTCCATTTTGACCCGCAGTTAGGGCAGCGCAACTCGTGAAGAATGTCGGAATCTCCGTTTGCTATTCTCATCGCTGGTCCACCTCGATTTCCGCCATGATCGCCTCGTATGCGGGGCGCGTCATCGTATCTTTCGTTACGTGCAGGGATTCGAGCAGCGTTTTCCACTGCTTGTCCCAGCCGGTGCCCTTCTTCGCCGCAAAGCGAGTCGCCAGCTTCCCGACCTCGCGCGAATCAACAACCGCTAGGTCGCCATTCGTGATATTCGGATTCATCTTCGGGCCATCAACGAACGTATCGGCAGGATCGGGGCCGCTAGGCGGTTCCGGCTTCTCCTTGAAGTTGGCTCCGCACCCGCCCTTGCGCTTGTCGCAGAACCAGCCGCCACCATATTCCTCGCGTCCCTTGCGGATGGTGCCCAGCGTTCCGCACTTCGGACAGGGCACGCCCGCCTCTGTTTCGGAGCGCTGTTGTTTGCTCTCGATCTCGTTGCGGCTGGCGATCCCCTTCTTTACCTCAAAACCGAGCGCAGCCAGTGCCCGACCCCAAGCCGATGTTTCCGCATTCTCGACTTCGCTGCCTTCGGTATAGGGCGTGTCGCCGGGGATAATCATCGCCGAATGCCCAATACCGGGGCGTGCATCGTCCGCCGTCCGATAGGCGCTCGCCTTGATGATTACGAGTTCGGGTCCGAGATGCACCATTTCCGATTGCAAAGAGCCATCAGGAAATTTCTCGTAAAACTTCGCGATGCGAGTCGGAACGTCAACGTAATCCTTGAGCCTGTCGTTGTAGTCTGCTTTTGCCATGCAGATTACGATACGCCGCGCGCACCACAATGTCAAGCACTCCGACCCCTCTTGACAATACTTTGTAGTTTGGTGTAGGATTCCAGTCCATGAAGAAACGCACATCACAGAACGGCAGACCACCACAGACCAAGGTGTTCAACGTGCGGCTCGAATCGCTGGCGCTGGAGAAGTTGCGCGTCATTGCCGAGCAGGAACATCGGACGGTTACGAACCTGATTCAAGTCCTCGTGGCCGAAGGCATCACGCAACGCGAGGCCAATCAGTAATGGTTCCTCCCACGCTGGCGGCTGTGGAAACGGGTACGACCCCCCACTACGCCCACACCGTCAGCGTCATTTTTGGCTAACGCCCGCGAGATGAGGTAAGAAGCATGAATCTGAAAACTCCAAACCCCAAGCACAACATCATCTGCGACGAATGCGGAGCGTCCGCCAACCTGGTTATCCTGCTGGATCACGTTCAGCTTAACCTGTGCGTCGATCACACGCAGCAGCTCTCGACCGAACTGAACGTCGTCTGCCGCCACTGGCCCGTGGAGATTGACGCATGAGCATCCATTCGAGAATCGTTGAGGACGTGCCGCAACTAAAGCGCGGACAAGTCTGGTGCAGGCGCTGCGGCGCGACTCGCAAGGTGGACTCGGCGCATTGCTTGGCGCACGGCTGGCCCGAATGCTGCGGAGAAACCATGACTATCGACGACCCGCGCGCCCAGCGCCGAAGCATAGAACGGAGCAATGAATCGTGAGCAACGACGACAAATGCAGACTCATCGCGGAGTTCGAGCGCGTCGGGATGGGCCTTATCCCCCAAGGTGCGGTGGAAGGTGAAGACCCGCCCGACTACGCCCACGACCTCAACGCGACGATGCGGGCGGCGCGGCGGTTGCCAGACCACGCCAGCCTGATTGTTGAAGCCAGCTTTCGCGGTGGCGAGGCTTGGATTAACGACATGGGTGGTGAAGGAAAACACATCGCGAATCATGCCCCAGCCCAAGCCGCCTGCGATGCTCTGGCTGAGTGGATTTCGGCGCACCCCAATGACCAAGGCTGACGGCAGGAGAGACGCCCTAATGCCAAGTGACCCTCTGAAACTCGCCCGCGACATCCGCAAGCGCCTGCACCTGATAGCCGACCCCTCGGTGCGCCTCGACATGGAAGCGTGCTGCGATGCGATTGAGGAACAGGGCAATCGAATAGATCAGTTGGAAGAGAGCCTACGATACATCAACGACCAACGACGCTTCCCTGCAATAGTCGAACAAGAGGTGTCTCGCGCGCTTCGGTAGCGCATATTCGGGATGGGCTGTAAGAGGATGATGCAAGGAGACACAGCATGAAAGTAATCTCATTAATACTCGCGATGGCGTTGGCGGCCACCCTCATTCAAATGGCACAGAACGGCTATGGCGAATATCTTGGCTCGACCTATCGGTTTGTAGGAACTTCAACACCGAGTCCCACCCCGATGTCCCGGGCGACGCGAATCCCCCAAAGGTAGCGCCACGCATATTCGGGATGACCTTTAATCTGAGAGGAGAAACATGAAGCGCAAGACGTTCGATTTCTACGAGCCGCTGACAGTTCCTCCGACACGACCCGCAGTGACGTTCGGGGTCTCTGTTCGTGTTGAGATGTCCGATTTCGACGGCTGGCGGCCCGATCAACTATCGGCCTTCTGGCATGGTGTGGCGCAAATCGTCATTGAAGGTCGCGACCAGCCTAACCCCCGCTAATCGCAAATCGGCGCGTGCGCTGCAAGGAGATGTGTGATGATCAAACGTATACTATGCCTAGCATCGGTGTTGGGGTTCTCGCATCCGGTGTTTGCCTTCACTAACTGTGTGATTATCGCGCGGCGGTCCACACCGGCGGGCGCACTGACCAAATGGTATTCCTGCAATGAAGGCATAATCAGCCTGACCGGCGAGTGGTCTATCAAGCAGAATCAGCGCCACGAGTTCGGCACTTGGACTTTCGGCGAGACGACTGATTTCGGGACGCCGCCAGCGAAGGTGACCCAGGCATTCACTAAGTGCGTTGCGGGCCAAGGCACAGAAAGCAACTACGACGGCTATATGAGTACCAAGGTTGCCTTCGATTCTGCGGAAGGACCAATCATGCTAAAAGGACAATGGGGCGATGAGTACCAAGGGCACTGGGAATATCGTCTCGAATTGGGCGAGGTCACGTCGCAACCAACGTGGGTAAACGATCCCGCTAAGATAATGGACTTCACTTCTAGCTTCCAGAAATGGTGCCCAACCCAGCACGGATTTAGACTATGCGGCTGGATCGAAGAACCAAGAGTTGATCACGGATCGCCGCCGCCGTACCAACGCTAATCCCGTCCGCAGACGGGCGCGTGCGCTGGCGGGTCCAGCCGAATCAGCGGCGCATGCACTTCGACATATCGCGCTTTGAGCTTGTCAGACTTGCGCCACAGCTTGCGAATCGCCCTGCGCTCGGCGAGCCAGATAGCCTGATGAGTCAGGCCGAGGTGCCGTGCGATTGCCTGGTACGTCATCGCTGTGATGCGTTGGGGTACGAAGGGTCTGGCTCAACGAAGTAGAGAGACCCGAAGCGCCCCATGTCCTTCTCGATACCCAGCGCGTCTGCTGGCGTGAGTTGGTCCTGCCACTCCGCGCGCTGCGTCGTCGCCGCAACCGGCTCTATCTTCAGCGTCCAAGTGGTTGTATTCAGATGCACAACGACGGTGCCGGTGACGATGGCGGCGGCGAGCAGGATGTTAATGCCAATCATCGGTCTCGTCGTGAGGCGGGTGCTGTTCTTTAGAATCGCAACGAGTAGAGGGCGCCGGATTTGTCGGCGAACCGAACTCAGACTCAATGAATGGTAGGCCCATTGCTTTTAACCGACGTTGAACGGATAACGATATCACGGGGTTGGCCGCGCGAGCTTTACGATACCGCTCCGCCGTCTGCTCCGGCGTCTCTGGAATCTGCGATAAGCTCCGCCGCCCTTTCGCCATCGCTGAAAGACGTTCCCTTGTCGTTTTATTCACGTATTTCTCCAGACGCGGACGCCCTTCACACCGTGCTCTGTCACTAGATCAATCTCGAACGTGAAGCCCAGCGTCTTTTTGTAGTAGTAGCGGAATGAACTGGTCCATCCTCGCGTCTTTCCCGGCACAAAAAAGGTATCATTAATCTTCATGGTGCGTACCGGGTACTTGTACCGTGGTTTGCGCGGGCTACCCTTCGAGAGCTTGATCGTTCTCATTCATCTCGCTGGCTCTTGATGTATTGCTGGCACCCCTTCGAGATGGTCCCCCACGCCTGATACGCTTGCTGCTCCGCTGTCTCCGCATTGGCCGCCGCGTTGATGACTACCTGCTGGCAGAAGGCGTCGCCGTCCTTAGCGGGGCTGCACGTCTCCTGCGCTCTGGTGGAGATGTCGGCGAAGTTGCTCGACACCTCGCGTAGCTTCTCGGTCTGCTGATATGCCGCCATGTCGTTGTAGGAGCAGGGATTCTCAGCCCCGTAGGTAGTCCCATTCGGCGGGCACGACGCGAGCAGCCAGCCGCCCACGAAGATCACCAGCACGACGTAGAAAATCGAGATGTCTCCTTTAGTGCGAGATTCCGGCATAGCTCATCCTGTCGATCCGACTCAGCAACTCCACGATGCACGCCTCAAGATGCAAGTGCCGCCAGTTCCCGCGCTCATCAACCATCGGCACTCGCAGGTCGTTGATCCCGTCGCCGTCCATCATTTCCCCGTGGCACAGTGCGCACTTTCTAGTGAGTGGGTCCGGCATAGGGTATCCGCCATTCGGGATGCGCCGCGACCACCCGCCGCCACAGTGCGTTCACCTTGGCTTCCTCTTCAGTCTCCGGCCTCTCGGTAATCAACAGCCATTCATCACCACCGCATGAACAAGGATACGGGGGAATCGTCCCCTTCGGCGTCGAGGTGACGACCATGCACGGGCCTTTGCACTGCCAGACCCAGCGGAGTTTCATGGCTGTCTCGCGCCCGCGTTAGCCGCTTGGTCACGACGCGCCCTATTTATCGCCACCGCTGGCCCTCCCATGTTCATAAGGGTCCAGACAAAGAGCACAAACGGCAACGACCAATCCGAGAATAGCCAGCGCGTCAGCAACATTCCAAAACCGCCAAGCCAGAAGCAGATCGCGACCGTGTTCGCACTGCGAATTTCGTCGGTCGGTTTCATACATCCTCCCGTCCCGTGCGGATTACTTGCTTTGCCATGCGATGCCGCCTTGCTCGTCGTAGAACGTCTCTACGATATTAGGCCCGTCGAGCGCGACTTGGCAAAACCCGTTCATCACCCGCTGCGGAATCTCAGGGTCGTTCGCGAGTCTTTTCTCGTACCACTCGACGGCGGAACTCTCCAGCACGCTCGCCACGCCGTAGGGTACGCCGCCGTGCCCGACGCATCGGCAGAAAGGCTCGGCCCCATCTTGTTTGTAGACCGCCGCGAAATGTGAGTGGCCCCAATACCAGTACGAAGTTTGCACAGGCAATCGCGCGGTGAAACTCATCACTTGAGCGCCGAAATCGTTTAATGTCATTCCATCGTCACTCAATCCGTTATGATGCGTCAGCACGACCGCCTTCTTCCCCTTCGCCACCTGCTCCCGCAGGAACTCGCTCTGGAAGTCTGGATACCCGTTCCCGCGCAGCGTCCCGTCCATATACAGCCCTTCGGGGTCCGCGTAGTAGGCGCTGTCCAGCCCGACGATCACCCAGTTGGAGTTTTCAAGCGCGAAGAACGAGCACCCGCGTTGGAGCCTGAATGCAGGATGATCCAACGTCACGTCGTAATAGCCGTATCCGCCGCTGTACATGCCGTGATTGGATTGCATCGCGAACGAGCCAAGCCTTCCTTGGGGCCACAGAGCCGCGAATAGATGCTTCTCCTCGTCCGCCGTACCCGCGTAATACTCGTCCCCCAAATGCACAGTCAAATCAGGCTTGAGCGCCGCCATCTGCGCCGCCACCCGCGTACTCGGTGCTGGATTCCCCGCGTCGCGCCAATCACCACAGCCCCAGTCCCCCGCAATCGCTATTTTCACTGTATCCGGTATCTGAATGACCTGAGCCGCCGTGTTGAACGGATGATGGTCGTGCATCGTCTCCAGCCAGCACGCGATGCTCTCCGCCCAACCAGGGTCAAGATGCTCGTACCTGCCCGTGCCCCAAATCTCGCCGCTGGAATCGACCTGAGACGTGAGCGCCACCTTAGGCACCGCGACCGCCCCGACCGCAGCGTCGAGCGTGACGAGTTCCTGTAGCGGCACGGGCTGCTGGAAGCCCTTGGCGACACGCTTGGCGTTCAGGCGGGCGGTGATGCGGGTGCGAACGTCGGGAGCGAGGTTGCCCCACGCCGCACGGATTCGGCTTGCGATTACCGGATCGATGTACGACGCGGGCACAGAGGACTACGGCTTGGCGGGCAGGCCAGCTTTGATCTGCTGGAGATTCGCGATGCGAGCCTGATTTGCGGGGGTCGGGTTCTGATTGAAGATCGCAATGATCGCGTCGATGATCGTCGTGATTTCAGGAATCAGCGTCGGAAGCGCCTGAAGGAATGCGAGTATGTATGGAAGCCAGTTGCTCATTTCAGTTCTCCTTGTTTACGGGTTATTTCCTAATACTTGGCAGGCGTGATCGCGGACAGCGTTACAGTTGTTCAGACACGCGACGTTGCCCACAGTTCCGCACGCCTTGTTGCAGTCCGCCGTGGCGTTTTGCAGGCACGCCTCGACGTTGAATACTACCGCTGTAGGCGTAGGCGTCGCTGTTGGGGTGACGGTGGGCGTCGGCGTCGGCGCGGGCGGAGTCACGGTGCCGCAGCCGCTGATAATCTTCGCGAGTACAAACGCCGCGACAAACAAAAATACGAAGCGAAAGAATAGCTTGCGTTTCATAGCGTCCCCAAGTCGGCCAACATTGCCTCGCTGTCGAATCCGTTAATTGCCGTGCTCCCCGGCCCGAACTGGTCGGGGTCGATAATCGCGAACAGGTCCGTACACTGCTGCGCCAGCCCTGCCGCCGTGAAGGTGATTATCTCTCCCCACGAATCGATCTCGATACCCGCCGGTTTCACCGCCAGATTCGAGAAGCCGCAAATCTCGTGACCGCCGACGATGGGCGAACTGGTCACGTCCCAGACCGTCGCGCTCTCGTAGTCCTGCGGGAAGTTGATGCCGACCGACAGTCCCATGCCGATGTTGAACGCAATCGTCACCGCCTCGAAGTCTTTGGGGTCAACGCCCAACTGCGCCATCTGCTTGTTGTACGTGCCGTCGCTCGTCCACAGGCCCGTCGATTTGACGTAAGCGAACCCCTGTGTCGGATCGGTGCCCTGATCTGTGTTGGCCGAGTCTTTCGGATTCCAGCCGGTCGAGGTGTATCCCATCAGTGCGGACTTCACCATGTCGGCGTAGGACGTGTAGACGAGCTTGCCTACCGATGCCGCCGCGATAGCAGAGCGCCGAGCAGCGCAGGCGAACCAACAGTCACCGAGTCCACCAGCCGCTAAGTCATTCGCCGCCGTCTGACTCAGCCCGAACGTCGAGACGAGCACCGGAGCCGCAGCGGGGTCGGGACCGTTCATCAGCATTCCGTTCATAATCCACGGATTCGCCTGAATCATCGGCGACACCGACATGTCCACGGGTAGCGCCGTCGTGCTGATGGTGGAGCGATTGATGTACTTGGCGAGAAAGAGGCGCTTCGGATTGTACGACGCCTTGCGATTACCGAGCTTTCTTTTCATGCCTCATCCTGTACGCACGACCGCGACACCGCGAATCGCAGTATTTCTTACGAGTCGTCCCTTTGATTATTTTCTTGCACGTCCCACATTTCACAGCGAGATGCTACG